GTGACGACTATCCAGCCGCCCCGAACACCCGCGAAGCGCAAGCGGGGCCAGGTCAGCACCATGACCCCCACCCGACTCGGCGGCGTCGCCTCAGCGATCCTCCAGGGCGACAGCATCAAAGCCGCCTGCCACAGTGCCCTCGTCCCCGAACCCACCTACACCACCTGGCGGCAACGCGGGGAAGCCGCCATCATCCAAGCCCGAACCGAGATGGACGAGGACGACGTAGAAGGACGCATCTGGGCCTGGATCGAGGACGGCGGCGGCTTCGGCATGTGCGACCCCCGCGCCTGGTACTGGGAAGCCCCCACCCCCCGCTGGTGGCCCACAACCCTCAAAGACCGATGGACCCACGTCGTGTTCGTCATGGTGATCGCATACGCACGCGCGAGGGCGGAGCAGGTGTACCGGGCGACGGTGACTCGTGCGGCGCAGGGGACGGGTGGTCAGCCTGCCGACTGGAAGGCCGCGCAGTTCATGCTCACGCACTCGTTCGGGTGGCGTGACGCGAGCCGTGTGGAGGTCACTGGTGCGGACGGCGGACCGCTGGAGGTGCAGGCCAACCAGGAGCAGGTGCTCGCGGCTCTGGCGGCTCTGGCGGCGAAGCGCCGGACGTTGCAGATCGCGGAGGCCGACCAGTGAACGACCCGGTGTGCCCCGACGATGGCACGACGCTGATCTGGACGGCCTGGGGCTACCGGTGCCCTGAGTGCCACGTGTTCGTCGCGATCCCGAGGAGAACCCCGTGACCCGTTGTATGTCCGTCCGGCTCGGCGACCCCTCGACTCCGTGCACGCTCGGCCAGTCCTCGCTCCCGTACATCGAGTACCCCGGCGACATCATCGGCTACGAGTACCGGGGCGGGATGCTTCCCGTGTGGGCACCCAAGTTCCTCCCCTCGCTCGACCTAAAGCCGGTTCGGATGGCGGAGGTCGAGGCGGGCATCGAGCGGATGGCTGAGCAGGTGTCCCGAGCCGCGAACACGAACGGCGAGAGCATCGTCGAGGCGCTCCGGTCGATGGCTGATCGGCTCCGCGGACGATGACCGACGTGGACGTGCTCGGCTACCTCCTCGACGCGCCGGTCGAGGAGCAGGCGGCGATCCTCCAGGCGATGCCCGAGGCCGCGGACATCGTGCTCCAGCAGGCCCGGCAGGAACTCGCGGAGGCTTCCCCCCTCGGCCTGGCGCAGGTGATCAACGCCGGACACCGCGACCTCCCGCACCTCGACTACCTCGACGCCCGACTGCTAAGGGCGGTTAGGAAAGTGGAGGCGGGAGGCTCCGCGTTCATCCGCATCAGCATGCCCCCGCGATCCGGCAAGTCCGTCACCACGTCCGAGTACCTGCCCCTGTGGCTCCTCGCCCGGCACCCCGACTGGAGGGTCGGCCTCATCAGCCACGCCCCCGCCCTCGCCGCCGGATGGGGCCGCGCCGTCCGCCGCATGATCGAGGAGAACCGCGAAGTCCTCGGCCTGGAGGTCGCCCGCGACGCCGGGTCCGTGACCGACTGGGAGACGACCAAGCGCGGCGGCATCTCCAGCCGATCCGTCGGGCAGTCGATCACCGGTCGAGGGTTCAAGGTCATGATCGTGGACGACGTGGTGAAGGACTACGCCGACGCCGCGTCCGAGACGAAGCGACAGCACCTCCGCGACTGGTGGCAGACCACCGCCCGCACCCGACTCGAACCTCCCGGCCTCGTCATCGTCATCGGCACCCGCTGGCACGAGGACGACTTCACAGGCTGGGTCGACACCGCCGGTGACCCGTTCGAGACGATCATCTTCGAGGCCATCGCCACCGAGCACGACGACCTCGGCAGAGCCCCCGGCGATCCCCTGTACTCCCCGTTCGTCACCGAGACACGTGAGGAAGCCCTGGCCCGGTGGGCGCAACTCGAAACCGCCGTCGGCCCGTACGCATGGGCCGCGCTCTACCAGCAAGACCCCCAGCCCGCGGGCGGCTCCGTGATCAAGCGCGACTGGTTCCACTACTGGACCCGCGACCCCGACCTCGTGTCCGACCACACGGTCCTCCTCGTGCCCGAGCGCACCCCCGGCCTCACCTGGCTCGACTCGTGGGACGTGGCTATCGAGGAGAACGAAAACTCGGACTACACCGTCGGCCAGCGCTGGTGCCGCGACCTCGAAGGGCGCATGTTCCTCATCGGCCAGGTGCGACAGCAGACCCAGTTCCCCGACACGCTGGAGACGTTCAGGCAGTGGGCCAAGCCGGACTCCCTGCTCGGCACCGGGCGGAACGTGTACCGCCGGGTCGTGGAGCGAGCGGCGAACGGCTACGCGGTGATCAACACCCTGGAGCGGGAGATACCCGGCGTCGAGGGCATCAACCCGAAGGGCTCGAAGGAAGTCCGCGCGAACGCGGTCACCCCGGAGATAGCCGCGGGCATGGTGCACCTCCCGCACCCGGCAGAGCCCGGCAACGAGTGGGTGCACAAGTACCTCGACGAGGTGGCGAAGTTCCCGAACGCGAAGAACGACGATCAGGTGGACGCGACCACGCAGGCTCTCCTCGCGCTCCGTGTGGGCACGGGAGTCACCCGCATCCAGAACCCGGCGGATCGGTCGACGGGCCTTCCCTCGACGGCTTCGCGGACGATCATTGCGGCGAGGACGGGCGTGCGGCGCTCGACCGGGGGCTAACCCCGATTAGACACGGGCACCCGGAGTCGGCTAGACTATAGGTGTAAGCCACACCGACCAGAGAGGCAGGACACCGTGTCCAACCGCTACTACGAGCCCTACAGCACCGAACTCGCCGCCGACTACAAGGTGCCCGTCGAGACGGTCGACGACGCCATCGACTCCGCGCTCACCGAGGCCGCGCTGGAGGACGGCTGGAACGGCATCCCCGACCTCAGCGACAAGGTGTGGAACCGCATCGGCTCCGACGTGGAGAACCGCGTCATCGACGCCGCCCGCGAGGTCACCGAGGAACTGGTGATCGCATGACCGAGAAGAAGGCCGACCTCATCGCCCAGTTGCTCGCGAAGGCCGAGTCCACGACGCCCGAGGAGGCGGAGGCTCTGCGCGAGCACGCGCACCGGCTCATGGCGAAGTACATGATCGACCAGGCCGTCATCGACGCCCGCCGCGCCCGCGAGGGCAAGGAGCACGAGCAGATCGTCACCAAGGTCATCCCGTTCGAGGGCATGTACCGCAACGACATGATCAGCCTCGGCGCTTCCGTAGCCGACGCGCTCGGCACCGTCCGCGTCCTCCAGTCCAAGGGTCGCCTGACGACTCACCTGCACGTCATCGGCTTCGAGTCCGACGTGGAGCAGGCGTACATCCTGATCCAGTCCCTCCAGGTGCAGGCGCTCCTCGCCGTGAAGGAATGGTGGTACTCCGTCCGCGACACCGCGCGCTACCAGTACCACCAGCAGGCCGACAAGGTGCGCGCCCGCCACACCTTCGTCGTCGCGTTCGGAGTCGGCGCGGGCGAACGCATCCGCGCGAACCGTGCCACCGTCATCGAGGAAACCGGCTCCGGCACCGAACTCGTGCTCGTCGACCGCCGCCACAAGGTCGACGAGTTCGTGGACTCGATGGCGACCGGCGCGGCCCGACGCTCCCGCCGACGGTTCGACGGCCACGCGGCCTCCGCGGGCACGAACGCGGGACGCCAGGCGAACACCGGCGAGCGCTCGATGACGATGGGCCGCGGGCTCCCGGCGGGGAAGGCGTGATGTTCCTCGACATCCTCGCGCACCTCCTCGCTCTCGCGGGGACCATCGCGCTCTCGTCCGTGCTCCTCGCAGTGGCGCTCGCGGCGCTCACCGGCGCGGCGTTCCTCATCCGACTCTGGTGGCGCTCATGACCCCTCGGTGCGAGGCGCGCAAGGTGCTTCGCGGAGCCATCGGGACGCTCGAATGCCACCGCGAGCCCGACCACGGTGGGATGCACCGAGACAACACCGAGAACCTGTACTGGATGGACGGAGCGCCGCCCCTGGAGGTCGTGGAGATACCGCAAGCCCGAGAGATAGACCCCGCGCTCAGCCGGACGCTGGGCAGGCTTCGAGGAGGGATCGAACTGTGAACCACGCACTGAACGCGCTACGTCACCACGTCACCGGAGCCATCGAGCGCGGCGAGGCGAAGCCGATCATCGAGAGCCCCGCGGAGCCGTACCCCGGTGTGGGCGCTCTGTTCAACGCCGACCTGCACACGGTCGACCCGACGTATGCGCCGCGCGAGCACTGGATCGTCAAGGGTCCACGGCGCATCGAGCACCTGCCGATGGAGGAGCGATGACCGAGAGACTGCGCCGACAGCGCCCGTGCGTGATCCGCATGACGACCGACCTCACCTCTCCGAGGTGCGGCAAGCCCGCCGTCGAGAGGCGTGAGGATAACTGGCTCTGGGTGTGCGAGGAGCACCGGCTCTACGGCCAGACGTTCACGCCCGACCCTGGCACCGACATGCGTAAGCGCGGACGCCAGCGCCGCCCCAAGCCCCACGAACTCCTCGGCGTCCCGGTCATGGTGACGAACCCGCACACGCACGACGTATGGCTGGGCCGCGGCATCGCCCTGTCCGATCAGCCGAGCATCCTCATCGAGGACGACCGGGGCCACCGGTTCATGCTTCCGCTGGAGTGGGCGAGGACTCGACAGAGCTAACCCGGATTAGACATCCCTCGATCCGTCGGCTAGACTATAGGTGTAAGCCAAACCCCGACCGAGGAGGCACCATGAGCGTCACCGCTCCCACCCACCCGACACTGCTCAGCATCGAGCAGGCAGACAAGGCCATCCGCTTCACCGAGCGCGGCAAGCGCCACGGTGGGCTCGTCTCGACCATCCAGCCCGGCAACCCCGAAGCGCTCCAGCGAGCGATCGACATGGTGAACGAGTTCGGAGGCCCGAACGCCTGGAAGGTCGAAGAAGTCGAGGCGACGGCATGAGCGCCCCGATGGTGTCGACGATGGGAGCCGAGGCGATGGGCGGCGTCGTCCGCTACCTCCGCGAGCGCACCCACGCCACCGCCCTCCACGACCGACTCGTCGCCCTCGCCCGACTCGACACCGCGCCCCGAGCGATGGGCACGTGGATGAAGGCCCACAACGGCCAGCAGGTGCGGACGTACCAGTTCAAGGTCGACCCCGGATCGCAGGAGGTCCGCGACGTGTGGGCACCCGGCACCCGCCGAGTCGACGCGACCCGCGCCACCCGCGTCGTGTTCGGGACCGACGAGGGCACCACGTCCGAGCGGTACTACGACGGCGTGCGCGCGATCCGCTCCGAGGACGACCTGTGGGTCGGCTACGACGTGAAGGGGCACACCCTCCTCGTGTTCGAGGTCGTGCGCTGATGGCCCGGCCTATCGACCTCGACATCACCGCCATCGTCCAGGCGGAGGTCAAGCGGATCACCGACGCGGCGTACGCGGCCATCGAGGACGGCGTGACGGATGACCTCGCGAAGGCGCTCCGGGCGAAGGGGTGGACGCTCATCCCGCCGGAGCCGACCCAGCCGCCGGAGAACACCGCGGACCTCGCGGCGCTCACCGTGCTCCAGCGCCACGGGCTCGAAGTCGTCCCCGGCGAGCGCCCGCTCTCCGCCCTCGGCTGGGCGATGGGCGACGGCATCCCGTACGAGCAGGCCCTCCGCGAGTACGGCGAAGCCCTCGTGCTGATCCTCGGAGGCGGGAAGCCGTGACCGACACCGACGAGCGTCCCCTCGTCCGATCCGACGTGTCGATGCGGGTGCGCGTCACGCACGAGGTCACGGCCAAGGTCGTCGCCTACGTGACCGTGCTCCGCTCCGACGTGGCGAAGTGGCTGGAGTGCGACGAGTCCGAAGTCACGCAACTCGACCTGGAGGCGTACGTCACCGAGTACGAGCACGACGACGGCTCCGCGCTGATCGGCGAAGATCAGTTCGAGTTGAAGTCCATCGAGGACTGGGACTCCGCCGACGTGGAGGTGCTGTCCGAGGAGCGCATGTCCATCGTCCCGCCGTCCTTCGTGCCCCTGCCGGGGCTCTGACCGTTCACAGCATCCATACGGCTAACCGTGGTTCGACCGTCTGCTAGACTATAGGTGTAAGCAAAACCCACCGACCAGAAGGGCAGACCGCCATGAGCACCACCAAGACCGTCCAGATCAGCCAGAGCAACAGCGGTGTCCTCGCCGCCGAACTCAACGCCGCCATCCACGGCGGACGAACCGTCACCCTCAACGGCGAGACGCCCGTCAGCCTCCACGGCGAGGACGCCGTGCACGCCTACCAGAACGGGACGCTCGCGTACAACATCGCGGCGAAGGCCCCCGGCAAGACGCGCCAGCGCTTCGTGAAGATCGGGCACATGCTCGAAGTCGTCAGCGAGGCCCCCAGCCACCACGGCGCGGCCCCTCACGCGATGGTGAAGCCCCCGAAGCGCGGCAAGCGGACCTCGACCCCCAAGGTCGACGCGAACGCGCCGGAGACGAGCCCCCAGCCCTCGAAGTCGAAGGACGGGAAGTCCCCCATCGAGGCGACGGTCAAGGGCGAGACGGGCTACCTGACCGTGCGGACGGCGAACGGCCACTACCGCTACGGCGTGACGATGGAGCCGAAGAACGCGACGCTGTTCACCCCCGGCGCATCCGCTGACCGTCACGCGAAGCGCGCTGAGGCCGCGGGCATCAAGATCGCGGCATGACCACCCGCGGCTGAGCCCCCGGCGTCCATCGACTCCGGGGGCTTACCGCTGTTAGGCTGGACCGGTGAGCCGACCTATCCCAGACAACCCGCCCGGATCGCACGCATGGTGCGGCGACTGCGCATGGAAGAACGACAGCGAGAAGTGCGAGGCCCTGGCCCGCGCTCATGGCGACGCCTTCCAGCACATCGTCCACGTGTTCGAGCCGGAGCCGGAAGGAGCGACATCGTGAGCGTGATCCTGCATGAAGCCGACGGATCGATCAAGGCAGGCGAGGATCAGATCGGACCCGAGATGCGCGCGTACGCCGACGAGCACGGCGGCTACGTCGTCGACACCGAGACGGGCGACGTGATCTACGACGCACGGAAGGGCTAACTGTGGATAACCCTGTGCAGAACCTCGCCCGCCTGGGGATGATCCTCCTCGCCACAGCCCGAGCGACCCGGTTCGTCACGAGCGACTGGCTCGGCGAGTGGTGGATCGCGGGACCGGCGAACCGGTGGGCGGCGAAGTCCGAGGCCGACGCCCGCCGAGCCGAGTACGACGCGAAGCGCGCCGCGACCAACGGCCCCTACCCTCCGTACTCCGCATGGGCCTCCGAGCAGGACGACCAGCCGCGCACCTGGCGCGGGAAGTTGGTCAAGGGCCTCGACTGCCCGTTCTGCGTCGGGTTCTGGATCGGCGGGCTGATCCTCCTCGGCGAAGCGACCATCGGCAGGAGCCCCCTCCGGCCCCTCTGGCGCTTCGGAATCGGGATGCTGGGACTCAACTACCTCGTGGGCCACATCTCGTCCAGGATCGACCGATGAGGTTCCTGGCAGGGTGGATCGCGGGCATAGCGACGGCATGGGCCGCGCTTGCGATCTACCAGCGCATGCCCCCGCTCACTGAGGTCGTGTGGGAGCCGGACGCCGAGCCCTCCTGGCGCTCCGGTCGCCCCGGCTACCGCGACTCGATTGCCCAGCCCTGGCCCCCGCCCATCGAGGTCGATGAGGCCGCGTTCACTCGACCGGACCTCCTATGAGCGACGGCCTCCAGGTCTGGATCAACGGGGAGTGGGTCGACGCCTACGCCGAACCGCCTGCCGCCATCGCGGCCCTGTTCCTCGCCCCGCAGGTGCATGTCATCGGCCCGCCGGTCCCCGTCGTCATCCGCACGCCCATCCCGTAGACCCGTCCTAACCTGTGCTAGGGTCGAGGCAAGTGCAGATGTCCGCTCCCCCTCGGGGGATGTCAGTTGCAGACCGGCCAGGATGACATCACTCAGGGCCGGAGCCGCCAGGTCGGGGTAGGCCACCTCGTATGCGACCTGGAGCAGCAGTTACCAAACGGCCAGCAGAGCCCCCGTCGGACAGTCCACACACTCTCCCGACGGGGGCTCTGTAGTTCTACGTCCCGTCAGTGCGAGAATGGCCGTCATGAGCACCCCGCGAATCTACGTCCCCATCGAGGGAGGCCCGTCCCCTGCCGACCTCCCGGACGCCGGGGCGATCATCCCTCGCCAGCCCGACCGCATCGAGCCCCCCGCACGCCCGCGCCCCATGCAGTCCCTCGTCGCCGCCGCGACCCGCCTCACCTCCGAGACGCTGGGCCGAGGCCGCGGACGCCGCGCCTCCGCCGAAGGGTGGCAGGAGGATGCGTGGGAGATGTACGACCTCGTGGGCGAACTCCGGTTCGTCACGAACCTCCTCGCCAACCAGCAGGCCAAGGCCCGCTTCTACGTCGGCACCATCGCGGAGAACCCCGACGACCCGCCCGTACCCGTCGATGACCCCGAACTGATCGACGCCCTGGAGTCCATCGGCGACGGCCCATCCGGGCTCTCGCAGTTGATCCAGCGGCTTGCGGTGAACCTCCAGATTCCCGGTGACGCCTGGCTCGTCGGCATCCCGAAGGACATGCTCCCCGACGCCGACCCCACCGTCGTCGTCACCCGCGACGGCGAAGGCAACGTCCGACTCGACGACCTCGTGTGGCACACCATGTCCGTGACCGAGGTGTCGTTCCCCTCGAAGGATGAGGTCGAGGTCACGATGGGCGACAGCGGCGACCAGGACAAGATCAAGGCGAGCCCCGACGACCTGTGGCTCATCCGCGTGTGGAAGCCGCACCCCCGCCGCTTCTGGCAGGCCGACAGCGCCACCCGCTCCGCGCTCCCCGTGCTCCGCGAACTCGTCGGCCTGACCATGCACATCTCCGCGCAGATCGACTCGCGCCTGGCCGGTGCCGGTGTGCTCCTCGTGCCGGACTCCGCGGCTCAGGCGGCGAAGCGCGCGCTCGGCATGGACCCCGACTCCCCGGACGACCCGTTCACCGACGCGCTGATCAAGGCCATGATGACGCCGATCAGCGACCGGTCGAACGCGAGTGCGTACGTGCCCCTCGTGTGGACGGTGCCGGACCAGTCGGTCGAGCACTTCGACTTCATGGACTTCTCCAAGCCGCTCGACGCTCAGGCGAAGGACATGCGCGACGAGTCGATCCGCCGTTACGCGCTCTCCGCGGACGCCCCGCCCGAACTCCTGCTCGGCATGGGCGGGATGAACCACTGGGGCATGTGGCTCGCGCAGGAGGAGACGGTGCGGTCCCACACCGAGCCGCCCCTGGCCCTCATCTGCGACGCCCTCACGACCCAGTACCTCCGCGTGCTCATGACCGAACTCGGCTACGCCGACGACGTGATCGACAACACCGTCGTCTGGTACGAGGTCGACCACCTCATCGTCCGCCCGAACCGCGGTCAGGACGCACGGGACGCTCACGCATCCGGGGCCATCTCCGACCAGGCCCTCCGTGACGCTCTCGGCTTCACCGAGGACGACGCCCCGCCGATGGGCCTCGACCCCGCCGTCTCCCTCGCCCTCGACCTCGTGCGCGAGAAGCCGGACCTGATGTCCGAGCCCGGCCTCCCCGCCGTCGTCGAACAACTCCGCCAGGTGCTCAACGGCGAGGCGACCGGAGACGACGCCGGTGTCGCCGTCCCGGTCGATCCCGCCGCCGAGGGCGAGGTCAGCGGGAGTGTCCCGACCGAGGCGAACCCCGAGCCCGCCCCGTCCGGCCTGAGTGTCCGCGACCTGGAGTCGATGTACGAGGGGCGGCGATGACCGGCATTCCGTCCCCGTGCCCGTGCTGTGGGGCCTACAGCCTCATGCCCGACTCCGAGACGACGATCCTCGTGGCTGTGTGTGACGTGCTCGTGGTGAAGGCGCTGGAGCGTGTTGGCGCGTTCCTCATCCGCGGCTCCCGCTCCCGCTACGAGGCCGCGAAGGGCATCCCCCTCCACCTCGTACACACGCACTGGAAAGCGCCGGACGTGCTCACCGAGCGGGCGCTCCGCGGCGCATGGGACGTGGTGCCCGCGCTCCTCGACTCCCACGGGTGCTGTGACGTGCCGAGCGAGGCAGTCATCGACACGCTCGACCAGTACGTGCACGACCTCGTGATCACCGGCACCGAGCACACCGTCCGCGGCGACGGGGGCCTGGAGTACCGGTTCATCACCCGCCTCGGACTCTCGCTCCCCGAGCATGAGCACGTGGATGCCTAACCCCTGGTGGGGACTACCCCAGCCGATCCTCGACGTGATCGAGGACCGGCACCTGTTCGACGAGGAGGATCGCGATGGCTGACGACCTGAACGTCGAGTCCCCCGCCGCGGCGTTCGCCCGGCAGGCCCGCATGGAAGCGAAGGTCGAGCACGCGCTCCGCTGGGCGATCCGCGAGTTCCTGCTCGACGTGGAGACGATGGCCCGCGCCGACGGCACCTACATGTCCGCGGGCTCCGTCTCGCAGGCGTGGTCAGACCGGATGGGCGTCGCCGCCCTGTCGACCCGGCTCCCCGAGGATGTGGCCCGCTACGTCTCCGAGGTGCAGGCGCTCGCCGACACCCCGAATCAGGCGTACGACACGGCGATGGCGGTGCTCGGCGCGGCGAGCGAGAGGGCGTGGTCGGCTGAGGTCACCCGTGATGTCCTGACGCTCGCGCTCCGGGCCGACTCCCCTCGTCTGGCCCTCACCGCCGCGGCGAGCCCCCGGCGGCAGAGGGCACGTGAGGCGTTCGATGCCGCGTTCGGCGCTCAGGGCGGCATGTCCTGGTACGACGTGGCGAAGCGGGACGCGCGGACGGCGGTCACGGGCCTCGACGGCATCCTCTCGACCGAGGCCATGCGCCGACAGGGCTACGGCTACAAGCAGTGGGTGGCCCGTCATGACGAGCGCACCCGGAGCACGCACGCGGCGGCGGACGGCCAGCGCGTGCCGGTCGACCAGCCGTTCTCGGTGGGCGGCGCGTCCCTCGACCACCCTGGCGACCGCCGCGGCCCGGCGGGGGAGACGATCAACTGCCGGTGCGTGACCATCGGTGCGGGCTCCCCGGCTCAGGGCTCCACGGCGCTCCGCTTCATCTCGCCCTAACCGGTATTAGACATCGGTGCCCGTCCCGGTTAGACTATAGGTATCAACCTGATCAACCGAAGGGGCAAGACCATGAGCAACGCATTCGCGAACGAGCACCAGGACAACTACTTCGACGCCGAGGAGGCCGGAGTCGCGGCCCACACCGCCCAGAGCAAGTTCGCCCGCGAGGTGTCCGCCGGGGCGCTCATGCGCGACCACAAGCGCTTCCCCGACACCGCGTTCCCGTTCTCCGGTGACCACCTCGGCACCTTCTCGCACCGCGAGACGACGCCCGACGGCGACCCCGGCGACGAGGTGTCCCGCGAGCGCATCTACCGCGGTACTCTCGACATCTGGACGAAGGTCGCCGCCTGATCCCAGACGCCCCCGCCCCTCACCGGGCGGGGGCTTTCTGCGGCACGGCATCCTAGCCCCAGTCAGCATCGTTCGGTAGTCTGGCGGCATGAGCGCATTCGACCGCATCCGCGAGGCAGACCGCCGCCGCCGCATCCAGGGCGACGTGCGCGCCCTGGTGCGCTACTCGATGACCCTCGCCGCCGAGCCCGAGGCGGAAGCCCCCGCCGCTGTCGACTACCCGGAGTCGGCCCGCTGGGAAGGCATCATCGGCTACGAGGATCAGATGACCGGCGACGGTCGCATGATCGCTTCCAACGCCCTCACGTGGGACTTCTCCGTGGAGACGCCCAACCTCCGGTTCGTGACCGAGGACGTGGGCGCTCACGACGGCGCGGTCACCGTCGGCAAGGTGCTCGGCATCGAGCGTCGAGACGGCGGCGCGATCTGGGCGCACGGCGACTTCGACATGGCGTCCGAGGAGGGCCGCGAGGCGTACCGGCAGGTGCTCCAGGACCGCCAGAACGGCGTCTCGATGGACATGGACGACGTGTCGTTCGAGATTCGCGTGGCCGGTGAACTGTACGACGAGATGCAGGACATGATGGCGACGCTGTTCGACGAGGACGCCGAGCCCGCCGAGCAGGAGGAGCCCGAGCGCGACGAGGAGGGCCGCGTCACCGTCGCCGAGATGCACAGCGACGACGAGGTGATGGTCACGACCTCTGGCCGCATCCGCGCGCTCACCATCGTCGCCGTCCCCGCGTTCGCCGGTGCCCGCATCGGCATCGCGACCGGCGAGCCCGACGACTCCGAGGACGACGACGCCCCCGCGAAGCAGACCGACGAGATGTCCCTCGTCGCCGCCGCGGCCCCGGTCGCGCCCCCGGCGGAGTGGTTCGACAAGCCGAACTTCTCCGGCCCGACCCCGCTGACCATCACCCCGGAGGGTCGCGTGTTCGGTCACGCCGCCCTGTGGGGCACCTGCCACCTCTCGCACACCGCGGGCGGCAAGTGCGTGTCCCCGCCGAACAGCCCCTCGAACTACGCCTGGTTCCACACCGGCGCGCTGGAGACGGCGGAGGGTGACATCCTCTCGGTCGGTCACCTGACGATGGGCACCGGCCACGCGAGCGACACGCTCAGCGCGGCGGAGACGGCGGCTCACTACGACAACACCGGTCGTGTGGCCGCGGACGTGCGCATGTACGAGGACAAGTGGGGCATGGCGTTCGCCGGTGGGCTCCGGCCCGGCCTCACCCCCGAGCAGGTGCGCGAGTTCCGCGCCGCGCCCATCTCGGGCGACTGGCGGCGCGTCGGCGGTGCCCTGGAGTTCGTGGCGGGCCTCTCGGTCAACGTCCCCGGCTTCGGCGTGCCCCGCCCTCACGGTCGGATCGCGAAGGACGAACTCCAGTCTCTCGTCGCGTCCGGCATCGTCGTCGACCTCCCCGAGCCGACGGTCGAGTCGCTGAGCGCCAGCGACATCCGATACCTGCGAGCGTTCGCAGACCGAGAGCGGAAGGCCGAACTCGACCGGCTCGCCGCTCGCCGCAACCGAATCAAGGTGGACCGCTTCGCGCGGAGCCGCCGGAAGGGCAAGTGATCATGGGCTGTGCATGCAACAAGCAGAGGACGAACGGCCTCGCGGCCAAGCGCACCGAGTCGACCGCGGACGCGAAGGCCCGCGAGACGCGGGAGGCTCAGAGCAACCAGCGGGCCTCGGGCATCCCGAGCCCGAGCGCGGGCACCCGGTCGACGCCGGTGATGCACGGACGCACCCAGTCGTTCGCGCTGGAGTCCGGCGGGCGCACGGCATCGTTCGGCTCTCGACTGGAGCGGGACGCCGCCGCCGCTCGCACGGGTGGACGCCCCGTCTAACCCGTGTTAGCCTGGTCCCGCCTGCCAGGCTTTGGTCCCCGACGCCGACTCCCCCTCTCGGCCCTCACCGCCCCGCCACATCCCACAGTGGCGGGGCGGTGTCGTTCCGAGGTACAGTTCTCAGGACGTGATGGCGGTTCGGGCCTGCGGACGATGTTCCGTTCACCCCGACCAGGAGGCCACTCGTGTCCACCATCTCGCGTCGCCGGTTCACCCCGACGCTCATCACCCTCGCGACTGCCTACGCCGATCAGGGCGACGAGTCGCAGACTCTCGATCTTCCCGAAGACCTGACCACGCTGTCGGACGAGGAAGTCGCCGCGCTCACCACGCGCGCCGACGAGGCGTTCGACGCGATCTACGGTGACGGCTCGGAGGTTCTTTCCGACGCCGACGCCGCCACGCTCGCGTCCCTCACCGACGCCATCGAGGCGCTCGCCGCGGAGACGACCCGCCGCGAGGAGGCGACCGCACAGCGCCGCACCGACGCCGACGCTCTCGCCGCCCGCCGTGCCGCCGCGCTCGGAGCCGACACCGACGCCGATGGCGCGGACGGCGACGACGAGAACGCCGACGACAACGCCGACGAGGACGGCGAGGACGGTGGCGAGGACGACGCCGAGGAGGACAACCCCTCCGAGGACGACAACGCCGGTGACACCATCACCGCCGCCGGTCAGCGCCGCCCGCTCTCGATCAACCTCGGAGCCGCGAACCGCCGCTCGCGCCGCGCCCAGCCGAAGCGCAAGCAGACTGACACCGCCCGCACGATGCGCGACTACGCCTTCGCCGCGACGAGCGAACTCGGCGTCCAGGCCGACACCGGCATCACGCACGCGGAGGCCGGTGCCATGCTCGGCCAGCGCCTCGCGTCGATGCCGAAGTCGACCTACGAGGCCGCGGCCCGCCGCGGACAGCACATGCGCGAGCAGCACCCGCTCATGGTTCTCCGCCGCGACATCCCCGCCGACCTGATCGTCGCCTCGGCCCACTCGGTCGAGGAGGCCAGCCAGGTCATCAAGCGCGCCGTCGACCAGTCCCGCCTCCCCGGCGGTGCCCTGACCGCGGCAGGCTGGTGCGCCCCGTCCGAGCCGATGTACGACATCTGCACCACGGCGTCCCGTGACGGCCTGCTCTCGATCCCCGAGGTCGGCGTCAGCCGCGGCGGACTCCTGATCCCCCGCACCCCGTCGTACGCCGACCTCTACAACGAAATCGGCTTCCACTTCACCGAGGCCGACGCCATCGCGGGCAACTACGCGCCCGGCGGTGCCGCGGCGGCTCGCGCCAACGACACGGCCTACGTCGTCGGCGACGAGCGTTCGTGGGGCGGCGCGATCTTCGAGGTCGTCGTGGCCGGCACGACCGCGGCGGAGGCTCCGGCTGTCCCGCCGATCATCGGCCAGACCGTCACCGACGGCGGCGTGACCTGGCGTCGCATCGCGGCCACCTCGAACGTCGAGGGCTCCAAGCCGTGCTTCGAGATGCCGTGCCCCACGTGGGACGACGTGCGCCTGGAGGGCGACGGCCTCTGCCTGACGGCGGACCTGATCACCCAGCGGGGCTACCCGGAGGGCCTGGAGTGGGCGACGGAGAACGCTCTGATCGCGCACGACCACAAGATCAGCGCCGGTCGCATCGCGAAGATGGTCGCGGGCTCGACCAACCGCGTGATGACCACGGGCACGGTCGGCACCACGGCTCCGCTCCTCGCGGCCATCGAGGTCCGCGCCGAGGCCATCCGCTACGGCGGCGTCCTCGCGCGCAACACGCTCCTGGAGGGTGTGTTCCCGTACTGGGTCCGCGGCGCGATCCGCCAGGATCTGTCCGTCCGCCTCGGTGTCGACCTCCTGGAGGTCACCGACCAGCGCATCGACGGATGGTTCCGCCAGCGCGGCATCGTCCCCCAGTACGTGTACGACTGGCAGATGATCCCGATGAACGCGGTCACGTGGCCCGCCACGGTGTCCTTCCTCATGTACGAGGCGGGCGCGTGGATCGGCCTCGTGGACGACATCATCACGCTCAACACCGTGTACGACTCGACTCAGCTCGGTCAGAACAAGTACACGGCCCTCTTCACCGAGGAGGCGTGGAACGTCGCGGCCCGTTGCGGTGTCTCCGAACTGGTCACCGTGCCGATCAACTCCAACGGCGGCACCGCCGCTGGCGAACTGCTCGAAGCCGACCTCCAGCCCGCCGCCTGAGAACGCGAACCGACGACGAGAGGAGGTAGAGGCTGATGGTTCTCATCGCACCTACCGCACCCGTCGCCGCCCCGGCCCGTACGGCACTCCCGTACGGGCTGGGGAGCGTCCTCGGATGGCGCAACGGCGACCGCTTCATGACCGGCGTGAACTGGGTGTCCATCACCTGCGATCCCGCCGGTGGTCGTGGTGGCCCCCACTGCGACCCCGCGGACGTGGTGGGACTCCCCAAGGAGTTCACCGGCGAGCGCACGGCGGGCGAGGCCACGCCGTTCATCGTGTACGGCCACGACCAGTGCAACATCGCCGGGGGCAACTCGGCGGAGGAGGCTCAGGAGTTCGCGACCAACCACCTTCTCGCTCGCGAGGAGGCTCGGGCGGAGCAGGCGCTCTGGACCGGTGACCTCGGCTCCGTGCCGAACTTCTCCGGCGCGAACGGCTACGACGCACCGGTGGCCCTCGGCGACTTCGCGTCGCCGCTCGACGCGCTCGCCGCTGTCGAGCAGGGCCTCGCTGAGCGCTACGGCTCTCAGGGCGTGATCCACATGAGCCGCAACACCGCGACCCTCCTCGGCAAGCACCTGGAGAAGCGCGGCGGACGGCTCTACACCCGAGCCCTCGACACTCCGGTCGTCGCGGGCGCGGGCTACCCCGACGGCTCGATTGTCGGGACCGGCGCGCTCATCGGCTACCGCGGCGACGTGATCACCTCGTCGAACCGCGCGGGCGATCTGCTCGACCGGGCGGACAACACCATGTACGCCATCGCCGAGCGTGAGTACGTCATCGGCTTCGACCCGTGCCCTGTCGTGCAGGCGGGCATCACCGAGGAAGTGAACGCATGAGCGATCCGACGAACACCGACGGCGCGACGGTGAACACCGACGCCCAGACGACCTCCGGCCCCGCCGGTCAGGTCACGTACCCCGACGGCACCACGTCGGACACGCTGGAGGACCGGAGCGCCGACTTTCCCGGCGACTACCCGGAAATCGAGGGTGAGCCGATCATCGAGACGCGGGACGGCGTGAAGCACCGGCTGGGCACAGGCTCCGGCCTGGTCGGCTACCGGGGCCTCGCGCGGAAGCGTGCTGAGGCCGCGGCGGAGCGCGAGGAGCGCGAGAACCCGACGGCACCGGTCGCGCCGGACACCGACGAGGAGCGAGCCGCCGCGCTCGCCGCCGCGGCGGAGAAGGGGTACACCGAGGCCGAACTGATCGACTCCGACGGCAACCCGCTCGACGTGGCCGGTATCTACCGGTCCCTCGAAGTGGAGGGCGAGGAGGAGCACGGCCAGGAAGGCGGCTCTGACGCTCCCGAAGGCACCGGCACGGACGACGACACCTCCGAGGGCGAGAACGGCCCGGAGACGGGCACCGAGGGCTCCAGCGAGCCCGAGGGCGACGGCGAGGAAGAGCCTGTCGACGAGGAAGTCATCGACGACGAGGGCTACGACCCGTCGGCGCACACGGTCACCGAGGTCACGGCCTACCTCGATGAGAACCCGGACCAGGCCACTTACGTCCTCAACCGCGAGCGCACCGGCAAGGCGCGCGTCACACTGATCGGAGCCTGACATGGCAACCAAGTGCATCATCCCGCTCCTCGGCAAGCGCCTGCGGGTCACCGAAGTCGACAACTGTGGAGCCCTGTTCACCGGGGCCATGCAGGTCGCGACCGACGGCTTCACGTCGATCACGCTGTCGGCCGAAATCGAGGAGGGCACCGAAATCATCGTCCGCAAGGCGAGCGGTGCCATGTGCGTCAACGAGAAGATGGCCGACTCGTTCAAGCGCTTCACCATCGAAATCGAGTTCTGCGGCGTGAACCCGTCGCTCCTCGCGCTGGTGACCAACGCTGAGGAGTACAGCGACGGCGAGGACGTGATCGGCTTCACCGTCCCCGAGGGCGAAATCAAGAAGTGGTTCGCCCTCGAACTGTGGACCGGCCTCTCCGGCGTCGTCTGCGCCCCCGGCACCGAGGAGGCCAGCGGCTACGTGCTCCTGCCCTTCATCACCGCCGGTGTGCTCGGCGACATCGAGGTCACTGGCGAGGACGCGATCACGTTCTCGATGACCGGCGCGTCGACCAAGGGTGGCAACCAGTGGGGTGTCGGCCCGTACAACGTGTACGGCTCGCCCGCGGGTCCGCTTCCCGAGGCGCTGGACGCCTTCGATCACCTGCTCATGATCGAGACGACCATCGCCCCGCCGCCCGAGGCGTGCGACCCCGCTGTCGTCCCGCCCGTGACTCCGTAAGGACGCCCCGATGGCTGAGCCCACGCTCACCGACGACGCCGCCGCCACTCCGGCGGCGGCGTTCGTCGTTCCGACCACCCCTCCGCCGACGCAGGCGTGCGGGTGGCCGGTCGTGTACCTCGACTGCGCCGAGGGCGACTGTGACGCCTACGACCAGTGGCCCGAGGATCAGCGCGCCGCGGCCCGCGCATGGTTCGAGGCTCAGGCCATCGACATCCTGTGGAACGCCAGCGGCGGCGTGTTCGGCGTGTGCGACGTGGAACTTCGCCCGTGCCGTCAGGGATGCGACGGGAACTCCGACTGGGCGACAACGTTCTGGGGTCGCGGCCCCGGCTTCTCGCCCGGCTTTCCCCGCGTCGGCGGTGGCCCCGCCGGGTCGTCGTTCTACCCCGTGCTCGTGTCCGGCCAGTGGTTCAACATCACGTGCGGGTGCCTCGGCCAGTGCCGGTGCTCCCCGTCCGGCCCGAACGTCATCTCCCTCCCCGACCCCATCGTCGAGGTCACTGAGGTCACCATCGACGGCATCACCGTCGACCCGGCCACGTACCGGATCGACCGGGGCCGGTGGCTGATCCGCGACGGCGACGTGTGGCCGGGATGCCAGGACATGAACGTCGCCCCGGACGCCGTGGGCTCCTTCGTCGTGCGGTACAAGCGCGGTGTGCAGGTGCCCGCCGGTGGTCAGATCGCGGCGGGTCGACTCGCGTGCGAACTCGCGATGGCCGCGTGCGGGGACGACGACTGCGCTCTGCCCGACAACTGGCAGACGATCACCCGCCAGGGCCTCACGGTGAACGCCGACCCGAACATGGACGGTACTCAGGTCACCGGCATCTGGAGCATCGACGAGTGGATCAAGCAGGTGAACCGTCCCCGGACGTTCGCCACGGTGCGCTCCGTCGACCTCCCGAACCTCAGATAGGGTCAGGTCATGCCCGCTCCCGACTTCAAGGTCTACCTCGACTACTACCGCGACCTCATGGCCGCGACGCTCAACCCTGTGCCCGGCAAGGTGTTCGTCCAGCCGGGCGCGGAGGTCGCGTGGGACCAGGAGAAGTGCGACGGCCAGGCATGGTCCCGGATCGTGTCGATGACGCCGGTGCTCGGCACGCGGAAGGCGAACGGTCAGGCGTGCGTGCAGTGGTGGGACGTGACCTTCGCGGTTGGGGTGCTCCGGTGCGTGGCGAACCTGACGAACCGCGGCAAGGTGCCGACGGCGGACCAGATCACCGCCGACGGCCACCAGTTCGCCGACGACCTCGTGGCGATCCTCACCGCCATCGAGTGCGACCAGTACGTGCGCGAGTTGACCGGCGTGTTCCCCGCCGGGCCGCAGGGCAACGCCGCGGGCTCCGAGGTGCAGTTCATCGTTCGTGTCCAGCCGTGCTGTGACTGATCATGACCAAGGTCAAGGTGAACATCCACCGCGGCCAAGTGGTGAGCATCGTCGGCCCCATCGCTGACCGCGCGGCGTACAAGGCGGCGCAGAAGGGTCGCGGCTTCATCATCGCCGAGATTCGCGCCGCGGGCCGGGTCAAGACGGGCCGGATGATCGCGGGCATGCAGGTGCGCACCATCGCGTCGAGCGACCTGATCCGCCGGTACGAGGTGTCGTCGAGCGCCCCGTACACGATCTTCCAGAACAACGGCACCCGAGCCCACGGCCCTCGCACCAAGCAGGTGATGAGGTTCATCCCGAAGGGCGGGTCGGACTTCGTGTTCGCGAAGTGGGTCCGGGGCATCGAGGGCGCACACTTCATGGAGAAGGGGGCCGCGCGGCTCCGAGCCTCCGACTTCGTGTAGCCCGAACCCCTGTTCGGTCGTATGCTGGGTCACATGCCCGCACAGACAATCGTCACCAAGAAGAAGCCCGCCGCCGCGGCGACGCCCACCGACCGCAAGCCGAAGGCCAGCGCGGCGAAGGCAGCGTCGGCCCCGATCATCGACATCGAGGACGAGGACGAGCCGATCCCGGTGCGCCTGGTCGGTGTCGACTACACGGCCCACCGCCCGAAGGCGATGCTCGCGGTGCGACTCGGCGAGCGCATCCAGCAGGTGAACATGGAGTCCATCGAGGAGGTCGTCGAGCAGTTCGGCTCCTTCCTCCGGCTCACTTTCGGGAGCGAGACGGCGCAGGCGATCCTCGACCGCCTGGAGGACGAGGACGACCGGCTCGACGTGATCCACCTGCTCAAGTTCGTGGAGCGGATCACCGAGGTCGTCACGAACCGCCCTCCTACGTCGCCTCCCGCCTCGGACAACTAGCCGTCACCAGGTGGGAGTCGCTGAACGGCTACGCAGTAGCCCACGGCCTCCCGGACCTCCGCGGGATGCCGGTCACGGCGTTCCTGGACTACGTGTACTACATGCTCACCCGCAACGGTGAGGACCAAGAGGTCGAGAAGTTCCGGCGCAACCTGTGGATGCCGCCGAAGGGGGTCGCGCCCGACGCGCGATCCCCCTGGTCGCCCGAGGCCGAGACAGCCGCGTTCCGCGCGGTGAAGGCCATGACGACCGGACAAGCCCCCACGCTCGACCTGAGCGGCGGGGGATCGTAGCGCGCCGGGCTCCGGCCCCGCTACCCTAGACACGACAGGGCGACGCTCATACCGCCCGTTGGCTACGGCATTGGCTGACGGACGGGAGGGCATCACGTGGCAGGCAACAGCGTCGGATCGGTGTCCATCACCGTCGAGGCAGATGCGTCCGACGTACCCTCCGAGGTCGAGAAAGCGGCGAAGGGCGTAGCCAACGTCGGGGAGCGGCTGGGCCGGGCGATCAACCAGGGCCTCGCCAACGGCTTCCGCTCGTCCATCTCCGCCGCGCTGACGCCCGTCCGTGACCGGATCGTCCAGAACCTCCAGCAGGCCGGACAGCAGGGCGCGTCGGCGCTCTCGCGGGCTCTCGCTCCCGCCGCGGCCCCGTTCAAGAATCTCGCCGCCGGGTTCAACGACACCCGAGCGGCGGCCTCCGCCCTGACCGGTGTGATGGGCACCCTCGGCGGCGGCATCCGCTCCGCGCTCCAGCCCGGCATCACCGCCGCCACGAACCTCGTCGCGGGGTGGAAGTCCAACCAGGCCGCGGCATCGTCGTTCACCGGCGCACTCGGCACCGTCGGCGGCCTGGCCCGCTCGGCATTCAACGTCGCGCAGACCGCGGTCAGCGGCTTCGCCTCCGTCGCCAAGAGCGCGTTCACCGGGCTCGTGTCGGTCGCATCCTCGGTCTGGGAGAAGATCAAGTCCGGCGCGTCCTCGGCGATGAAGGCCATCGGCTCCACGGTGTCCGACGGGCTCGCCGTCGCCGGGAAACTCGCCGGGACGGCCATCGCGAGCACGGTCGGCGTCGCGCTGACCAAGGGCTTCTCGCGTCTGGAGTCCATCGACACCGCGACCGCGAAGTTGACCGGCCTCGGCCACAGCGCGGAAGCCATCTCCGGCATCATGCAGTCGGCCACGAACGCCGTGAAGGGCACCGCGTTCGGCCTCGGTGACGCCGCCTCCGCCGCCGCCCAGTTCTCCGCCGCCGGTGTGCCGCTGGAGGGCATGGAGCGGTCCCTGAAAATCCTCTCCTCGACCGCCGCCGTCGCGGGCACCGGGCTCGGCGAGATGACGACCATCTTCGGCAAGGTCGCGGCCACCGGCAAACTGTCCGGCGACGTGCTCACGCAGTTGTCCGAGCGGGGCATCCCCGTGCTCTCCCTGCTCGCCGACAAGTACGGCGTGACGGCGGAGGCCGCGCAGAAGATGGTCGCCGAGGGCAAGGTGTCCTTCGAGGACTTCCAGTCGGTCATGGAGGGCTCCCTCGGCCCCGCCGCCGCGGCGATGGGCCAGTCTTTCTCCGGCATGCTCACTAACGTCGGCGCGGCCCTCGGTCGACTCGGTGCCGCCGCTCAGGCCCCGGCGTTCCAGGCCCTAAAGACCCTGTTCCCGCCGATCATGTCGGCCATCGACCAACTGACCCCGGTGGTCGGTGCGCTCGCCACTGCCCTCGGGGAGCGCCTGGCACCCATCGTGGAGCGCCTGAGCGGCTTCCTGTCGGGCCTCGACCTCTCCGGGCTCGCATCGAGCCTCAGCGGGGCCGGAGGCGGCGCTACAGCGTTCGTGGACGCCCTCGGCCCCCTCCTCCCGGTGCTCGGTGCCGCGGCGGGCGCTCTCGGCCCCCTCCTGTCCGGTCTGCCGGTCGTCGGCGGGCTCTTCACCGGACTCACCGGCCCGGTCGGGCTCGCGGCGGGTGCCCTCCTCGCACTAACCGCGATTAGCCCTGACTCGCTCATGTCCGGGTTCGACTCCCTCGCCTCGTCGCTCCCCGGCCTCGTGACGACCATCGCCAACGGCATCTCGACCCTCGTGCCCCAGATGGTGCAGAGAATCGCGACCAACATCCCCGTGTTCGTCAGCGGCATCCTGCAACTCGTGAACTCGGTCATCCCGGCCATCGCCACCGCGATCCCGATGATCGTGCAGTCGTTCGCGACGATCATCCCGCAGTTGATCACCTCGCTCCTCGGCGCGGTGCCGATGCTCCTCCAGTCGGCGCTCACGCTGTTCATGTCGATCACGCAGGCGATCATCACCGTGATCCCGCAGATCATCGCGACGCTCGTCACGTTGATCCCGCAGATCGCGACATCGCTCCTCGCCGCGCTCCCGCAGATCATCGTCGCCGCGCTCGATCTGTTCCTCGGCATCGTGCAGGGCATCATCCAGGCGATCCCGGTGATCATCACCGCGGTCCTCGATCTGCTCCCGGTCCTCCTGGAGACGGTCGTCGGGATGATCCCCGACCTGATCAACGCCGCCGTCGAACTGTTCCTCGGGATCGTGATGGGCCTCGCTCAGGCCATCCCGCAGATCATCACTGCCGTCCTCGGCCTGCTCCCGCAACTCATCTCCACGCTGATCGGGATGATCCCGACCCTGATCCAGGGTGCAGTGCAGTTGTTCACCGGTATCGTCCAGGCGCTCCCGAAGGTGATCCCCCAGATCATCTCGGCTCTGATCGGCCTCGCGCCGGTCATGGTGCAGGCGCTCATCCAACTCGTGCCGCAGTTGATCCAGGCCGGTATCGACCTCATCGGCGGGCTCGTGCAGGGCCTCCTCTCCGCCGCCGGTCAGGTCGGCCAGACCCTCCTCAACATCGCGCAGAACGCCGTCGGCGACTTCCTGTCCTTCCTCGGCATCCACTCGCCGTCACGCCTGTTCATGAAGTTCGGTCGCGACGTGATCGACGGCCTCGCGATCGGTCTGAAGAAGTCCGGGTCGTCGGCGGTCAAGGAGATGCAGTCGACCGCGAAGCAGATCGCGAAGGCTGTCGACGACAAGGTGATCAGCCGGAGCGTCGGGAACTCCCTGACCTCGATGCTCCAGTCGAGCACGAACAAGATAACCGCGGCGCTCAACCAGCGGGAGAAGGTTCTCGCACGGTTGAAGGACGCGAACAAAGCGTACGCCGACATCGTGAAGGACCGCGCGGACTACGCCTCCAGCATCGCGTCCAGCGTGTCTAACCTCGGTTCGATCACGGGTGCCAGGACCGCCGAGAAGATGATCGAGGGCTTGCAGAAGCAGGTCGCCAAGACTCAGCAGTTCCAGGCCACGCTCGCCGAGTTGAAGAACCTCGGGCTCGACAACACGTCCATCGAGGAGTTCGCCAACGCCTACGCGAAGAACGGCGACTCGAAGGCCGCGACCGCGCTCCTCGCAGGTGGGAAGGAAGCCGTCGACCAGGTGTCGGCGCTCCGCAAGCAACTCGACGCGGCGGGCGTCTCTCTCGGCAACAGCGTCGGCGACACTCTCTACAAGGCCGGGATCGACGCCGCGAAGGGCCTCGTGAACGGGCTCAACTCGCAGGCCGCGGCGCTCCAGAAGTCGGCGAACACCATCGCGGACGCCCTGGTCGCGGCGATCAAGAAGAAGCTCGGAATCAAGAGCCCGTCGCGCGTGCTCGCCACCCTCGGCGAGTTCGCGATCCAGGGCTTCATCAATGGCGTGCGCTCGCTGACCTCGAAGGCTCAGGATGCGATGGCGACGGCGATCACCCCGCCACCGTCTCCGAACCTCGACCGCCAGGTCGACCGAATGGGCCGCGTCGGTGCGTCGTCGGCGGCCATGCAGGCGTCCCGTCAGGCGGCGAGCGGCGCGGTCGGCGTGCCGCCGGTCCCGCAGGACATCGACATCAACGTGATCGGCGAACTGCACCCGGAGCGCACCGCTCGCGCCGTGGCAGATACGCTCGCCGAGAAGGTCGCCGTGGTGGCGGCATGAGGAGGATGAACCGTGCTCGATGAGTACCTGTCCCTGGGAGGGGTGGAACTCGGGAACAACGCCCGAGCGTACGACTATGCCTCGTGCCTGTCGTGCTGTGCGGGCTTGCTGAAACTGCCGGGGTGCGACGGCATCCACGACGCCACGACGGGCTTCACCGACGCCGTGCGCGAGTGGCAGGACCGGTTCACGAACCTGTTCCCCAACCCGTCGTTTGAGACGGCCAGCGGAACAGTCGAGGTCGCCCGCAACCTCGTCCTCAACCCTCGATTCGCCGCACTCGACGGCTGGGGCTTCATCGGCTCCACCGCGGTCGACCTCGGGGGCGGCGTCGCGGAGGTAACCATCGGCGCGTCCCCGCCGACCTCGAACTTCGTGACCCCTGGCTCGACAGTGGCGTTCGCGGGCTTCGTGGCTGGCGACCGGTTCTCCGCCTCGTACACGGTGCAGAACACCGGCACCACGCCCGGCACGTTCCGCCTGGCGACCTACGACGGCGCGTCGTACATCTACGGGGCTCCGGTGACGATCAACCCCGGCGAGACGAAAGACGTGCAGGCCATCGGCCAGACGGCCCTCGCAGGCGTCCAGTACATGCAACCGCGTCTGCACGTCACCTCCGTCGTTGCGGGCGGCAAGTTCCGCGTGTCCAAGGCAATCGCGGTGAAGTCCTCGGTCCTGCCGTCCTACTTCGACCCTGTGGCCGGGACCGGCGACCCCGACCTCACCGCGACGTGGGCCGGAGCGGCGAACAACTCCGCGACGATCATGACCGGCGTCGGCATCGCATCGGTGTCCACCGCGGCCTCCGCCGAGGTCATCATTCAGTCGACGGCGTGGGCGAGCACGGGCTCGAAGTCGGCTCGCGTCCGCCCGACCAGCCCGAACACGGGCGTCTCGTTCGTCGTGATCCGCACCCTCACCGCGGCGGACGCGGGCAAGACGTTCACCGTGAAGGTCAAGGTGCGCATGACCGCGCCGAGCGCCGTCACCGCCGCGTACGCGCGCTCGTTCTTCGTGACCGCGAATGCCGCCCCGACGACGATCCAGGGTCCGCAGGCTCCGAACGTCGCGGGCGTGCACGACATGGAGTGGTCGTTCACCGTCCCCGCGGGCACGACCAACGGCACCGTGCGCTGGTATCACGGCGGCTCGGCCAGCGACCCCGACATCTGGCTCGACGACCTTGCGATCATCCCCGGCACCTACTCCGGCGGCTACTTCGACGGCGCGAACCTGCCCGAATCGCTCGACGAGACAGAGTGGCGCACCCGGTGGTCCGCGGTCGCGAACGCGAGCACGAGCATCCTCCAGGAGAATGTCGTCGTGGCCGAGGCGGAGTCCGCCGAGCCCCCGTACTCGTGCGCGGACATCTCCCTCGCGCCCTGGTACGACCAGACCAACCCGTTCAGCCGGGACTTCGCGGGCTACTACCTGCTCTCCGTGACCGGAGCGACCGACGGCACCATGACCGCGGGCGTCACCGAGTCCGTCGGCTACGGCGGTGTCATCGGCTCCCCGCACTACGCCACGCGCTCGGTGCGGGTCCGATCCATGCTCGTCGGCTGTGGCCGCGCGGCGACGCACTACGGCCTGGCCTGGCTGAAAGCCGCGCTCGGCGAGTCCTTCTGCTCCCGACACGGCGACGCCTGTGGCACGTCCGACCTGTCGTTCTTCATCGACTGCCCGCCGGTGCTCGATCCCGGCGACACGGACTACGCCGCCACCACGTCGCCGTACCGCCGCTACCTGCACGACGTGGCCTGCACCTCCTCGCCGATCATCCAGGAGGAGTACGAGACTCCGAGCGGTGCCTACGTCGTCATCGTCGAGTACATCCTCACCGCGGAGTCGCCGTTCGTATGGGGCGAGACGGTGGAGGCGGAGTCGACGGGCTCGGTGCTGACGGCCTTCGACGACATCCCCTACAACCTCATGCGCCGCCCCTCGGGTGAGCAGGGCGACGGCATCCCCGCCATCGTCGCCACGCAGTATGCGTTCAACGGGTCCGCGGAGTACGGCGGGTCGGCTACGGCGCTCCCGACCGGCTGGGCTCGCGAGGTCACGAACATCCCCGCGGGCCTGACCGACGCGAAGTCCACTGACATCGCCGCCGTTGGTCCGAACAGCGCGCGTGTCCGGCTCCTCGCGACCGGTGCGGTGAGCAACGGGACGATCCGGCTCTACTACGACGTGGCGCTGGGCTCTCTGCCTGCGGGCTCCGCCCCGTCGGTGTCGCTGTGGGCGGCGGCTCTCACGTACGCCGGGACGCCGACGCTCGCGCCGATCAGCGCCGAAGTCGAATGGCGCACCGCGACGGCCACCGTGTCGACTGCGCCGCTCGGCCAGATTCCCGTGAACGGCGGCAACATCTCCGCTCCGGGCCTCACCCGCCCGCCGACGGCGACGGTCGCTCGCCTGGCGGTCACCCTGCCGGTCACCAGTGCGGTCGCCGGTGACGACATCCGCTTCTACGCCGACGCCTTCGGCCTGACCGTTCCCTAGGAGGAGACGACATGGCTACCTACGACAAGGGCACCGGCACCTCGGGCACCCTGCGGATCAACGTCTCGTACACGCAGAACTACTCGAACGACACGACGACGTTCAGTTTCTCGTTCCAGATCATCAACGGGTCTGCGCCGACGTTCGTGAACGGCCTCGGCTGGTCGGGCAACGCCGCCGGGGTGGGTAACTCGGGTTCGGTCAACATCTCGGGCACCGGCACCTACACGCTGTGGTCGTCCGGCCGCGGCCCGATGGCCCACGACGGCAACGGTAACCTCGCGGCGGCGTCGCGCCGGTTCTACTTCACGATGAACGGGTCCGGCACGTCCGGGCTCGGTGGCCCGACGACCATCGACATCTACGTGCCGGTGTCGCGCATCCCCGAGGCTCCCGGCCCCGGTGGCACCGTCACGGTGACGAACATCACGCCCACTGGCGCGCGCTTCACCTGGCCCGCATCGTCGCGCGGGCACGCCGACATCAACAACTACGGCCTGTACGTCTCCACGACCCCCTCGTTCACCTCGCATGTGTTCGCGGCGTGGGTCGGAACGGCGCGCACCCGCGACCTCAACAACCTCGACCCCGGCACGACGTACTACGCCCGAGTGCGTGCGCAGAACTCGGATGGCCTCGGCGCATACGGGCCGACGACGACGTTCACCACGCTCCCGTCGACCCCGCCAACGCTCGCCTCCGTCACTCCCGACGCCACTGGCCGTCAGGCAGTCGTCGTCATGACCCCACCCGGCGGCATCTCCTCTGTCGACTCGTACACGATCCAGCGCCGCACTCCCGGCGGCTCGTGGACCGATGCGGCCACGGGCTCCGCGAACCCCACGCAGACCGTCACCGGGCTCACCCCCGGCCAGACCTACGAGTGGCGCGTCACGGCGAAGATCGGGTCGTACACGACGCCCGAGTCGAACGTCATCACCCGCACCCAGCCCCAGCCGAACGCCTCTCCGGGCTCGTTCTGGAACGGCGACACCACCGACACCCCGACGACGAACTACGGCTGGACAGGCGCGGCAGGAGGCTCCACCTCGACGGCCCAGACGCTCACTGGTGGAGCAATCGGATGGTTGAAGGGCGCGGCGCTGACCGCGCTCTCCGGCGGCACTGCCGTCCAGTACCAGATCGCGGGCGGCATCGAGCCGAACGGCACGTCCGGCGACTGGGCGGTCCAGCACGTCATCCTGACCTCGGCGACCTCCAACGGCTTCCGCGGTGGCACGGACGGCGTGGACGGCTACGCGGCGGTCACCGTCGGCGGCTTCTACATGGGCTCCATCTGGGTCGATGCGTCGCGCTCGCGCATGCTGGCCGCGATGTGGGTCTGGTACAACGCTGGCGGGGCCGTGGTGGGCACTTCCATCGGTCAGGGAGTCACTGTCGCGGCGAACACCCCCACGCGCCTCACCGTGCTCGCGCAGGCCCCCGCCGGAGCCGTGCGCGGTGCCGTGGTATTCACCGACCCTCCCGGCTCCTCGATGATGGCCGCTGGCGACACGATCACCGCGGACGCCGCGATGGCGAGCACCGGCACCCTGTACCCGTACTTCGACGGCGACACGACCGACACCGCGCAGTTCATCTACGGGTGGGAGGGTGACCAGTACATCACCCCGTCGTTCCGCGAGTCGATCCCGCAGGCGGAGCAGAACCCCCTCCAAGACCCGAACTGCGACCCTCTCCCGATCCCCCCGGCGCCGCCGGTGATCGAGGACGACTGCATCACGCCCATCGGCTCGTGGCGGCGCACCTGGTACATCATCGACGCTGGTCAGGTGCCCGAACACCTCGCGGCGGCACCGACGGTCACCCTCCAGACGTTCGGCGAGTCCGAGAGTCAGGTCCGCATCCGCTGGTACGCGAACCCCGAGTGCACTCCCCCGCTCGACTTCGACTCCTCCGAGTGGCAGTTCGAGCAGGTGGTCACGTTCGTCCCGGCGAACACGACGATGACTCTGGACGGTGTGTCTCAGCGCGTGTGGGCGGAGGTTCCGACGGGCTCCGATGCCATCGCCGCTGACAGCCTCCTCCGCGGCACCGGCGGCGTGCCCGCGACGTGGCCGACCATCTCGTGCGGTGTCTGCTGGCTGATCAGTCTCGACACCGCCCTGGACTCCACTCCCGGTAACCTCGTGGTGACCGCTGGCCTGACGGTGAGGGAGTGACGTGGCGGACGGACAGTACGGCCCCTGCATCTCCAACCACCGCATCTCGATCAAGGATCGCGGTGGCTCTCGTCATGTCGAGAACCTGGTCGACATCGGCTCGGTGCAGTGGAACCGGAAGCGGGACGCGAAGTCCTCGGCGGAGTTCACCATCACGGGCCGGGCATGCGACGCGCAGGCCGACATCATCCGCGCCGTCGCCGCGGCGGCAGGCCGGTACGAGGCGGTCATCCACCGCGGCGAGGACCGCGTGTGGGAGGGTCCGATCCGTCGCGTGGAGACGGTGCGCGACAACGCCCTGTTCCTCGCGACGGACGTGAAGGAGTACCTGGATCACACGTCGCTGTCGCGCCCGTGGCCGAACTCCGACGGCGGCGGGCCGACGCTCATGGGGGACCGCATCGAGCAGATCATCACGCATGAACTCACCGAGCCCTACACGATGCTGACGAACAGCGGCGGCGTCGTCGTGGACCGGTGGGAGACGCTGGACCCGCCGATCAACGTGCTCCCGCACATGCTCATCTACCCCGGCACGGTCCTCACCCGCTCGTCGACCGAGGAGTTCGAGATGCTCCTCGGCGAGCACCTCGACAACCTCGTCGACGGCGGCATGGACTTCACCGTCGTCGGTCGCCGGATCATCTTCTGGGACTCGGCGCTGAGCATCGGCCAGACCCGCATGCTGACCGACGCCGACTTCCTCGGCGACATCCGCGTCATCCGCTACGCGAGCGACCACTGGTCTATCTCGCACCTCTCCGCCTCGCAGGCCGACGAGGACGCCGACCGCGGCGTCGGCCACGCCGGAGCCCCGCACCCGTACTACGGCGTCTGGGAGAACATCGTCTCGATGCAGAGCGAGGAGGGCACGGATGAGCCGACGCAGACCGAACTCAACTCGCAGGCCCAGCGCGACATCTTGCACCGGACGCCGGTGCCCCTAGAGGTCCGCGTTCCCGGCGACGTGGGTATCCGGCTGACCGACGACCTCACGATCCAGCACCTCGTCCCCGGCGTGATCATGCCGGTCACGACGGCGAAGAACATCCAGGTCGTCACCCAGCCCCAGCGGCTCGACGACATGAGCGTCACCGAGACGGCAGAGGGCGAGACGGTGACCGTGAACCTCAGCCCGTTCGGTCAGGCGGTGGCATAATGGCCCGTCCACCCGTACGCACCGACGAGGGTCTTATGGGCTCGATCCTCCGCCGCCTGACCCTCGTCGAGCGCCGCGTGAGCAAGACGCCCGGCGGGCTCCCCGCACGACTCGGCCCCGAGGGTCAGGAAGTCACGGACTGGAACCTCGCCCTCGCCCCCGGCTTCTACTGGTCAGTGGCGGGCGCGACGAACGCACCACCCTCGACGACGGTCCTCAGCGGGGTCGTCGGCGTCTCGATGTCGTCCGGCACGGCTGTCGTCTTCCAGGACGTGCGCGCCGGTGCGGACCCGTACCAGGCGACCTCCTACCGGCGATACCGCTCCAGCACCGGCACGTGGACGCCTTGGCGGCTGAACGGGCGTGGTCGCGGACCCTCAACTCTCCGAACCGCGATCCAGCCCCAGTACCTCGACGAGTGGTACGACACGACGACCCTGGCGAACTACCTCGGGTCCAAGAGCAACACGTGGCGGCAGTCCGAGGGCACCGTCAACGCCTCCGCTCGCGCGTGGGACACGACGCAGACCAGTGGCTCCGTGAACCTCGCCGGGCGCACCGACTCGCTGACCCTGCCGACGGTCCTGGAGGCCAATGAGGACGTGCTGGTGTGGGCGCGAACCGTCGGCTCCGGCTTCGGATTCGTTTCGCTGAACGGGACCGTGCGCAACCCCACGAACACCGTCATCACCGTGCGATTCATGCAGATCATGTCGCTCGTTACCCAGGGCTACACCCTGGGGTGGAAGATTGTACCTGCCGCCGTCTGACCGAAGGAGCAACCATGACCGACACCACCTCCCAGCACATTGCCGCCCGCGACGACCTCGACCTCCAGCACCGGCTCATCGCCGCGGCGGAGCAGATGGGCATTTCGAACGCGAGTTCGACCATCGCGTCGAACCTCGGCACGCTCATCTCGCGCACGATCACCGTGAACGGCGAGGAGACGACGCTGACCAAGGTGCACGCCTACGCCGACGGTGTGCGGCGCAACCTTCTCGCTTCCGAGGCCGCGATGCCTCCGGGGCTCAACCCCGGCGCGGTCACCGACGAGCACCTTCGCGCCGCGATCCTCGCGGTCACGGGCTCCTCGAACACGCCCCAGCCGGGCACCGGGGAGTCTGAGGAATGACCGGCGTCGGAGAGTGGAGCGAAGTCCAGATACGGGACTCGTTCGGTCGCGTCGTTGGCGTCGAGGGCTCTTTCACCGTGGATGTGCCGTTGGAGGTCGCCGTCAACGGTGGCACCATCGAGGCTCCCGACGGCTCGATCATCACGGTCACCCCAGAGCCCGGAGACGGGTTCGAGTTCACCGCAGAGGAGGCGCAGGCATGACCGCCGTGCCCAACTACCTCGACACCATCCCGCTCGCCGACCAGGCGCAGATCAAGCAGTCGCTCCTCGACTGGCGGGATGCTGGCGAGCCTCACCCGATGATCCCGCTGGACGGCGACGTGGACGGCGACGGCATTGCTGACGCCTTCGCGCTCGACGCTTTCGGCAACCTCGTCATCGTGCCTGCCGTGCCGATCACGGACACTGTGTCGCTGTCGACCGGCACCGGCGTCGAGACAGACCGGAAGGGCGAGGAGGATGGCTGACGCATGGGTGTGGCGTGACGGCGCTCGCCTCACGCCCTGGATGAAGTACCAGATCGACCGGCTCAGCGCCGCCATGTTCGCGCTGTTCGGCGTCCGCGTCATCGTCTCCTCCGGCATCCGCACGTACGCCGAGCAGGAAGCCATCTTCCGAGCCCGGTACGTCCTCGTCGGTGACGTGCGCGGACGCAAGGTCTACGACACCCGCTGGTGGAACGGTCGCCTCTGGTATCGCATCAGCGCCGCCGGGACGGTCGCCGCTCCGGGCTCCTCGAACCACGAGATTCAGGGCTCGCGCGCCGCAGTCGACATCCGCGACACCGGCTCCGACGCCGGGATCATGACCGCGACCTCGAAGCGGGGCCGCTGGCTCCGTCAGCACGCCCACGAGTACGACCTCGTGGCGGAGGGCGATGGCTTCGGCGAGGGCTGGCACTTCGCCACGCTGAACATCTGGAAGGCCGTCCCCGGTGGGGCCGGTTCGATCACACCACCCGAGAGGAAAGACATGTTCCGCCAGTACCACCGCGAGGACGCGACGGCGCGCGCGAAGGGCCGCGAGTTGGCTCCTGGCGCGGCGTTCTACCTGCACACGACCAACGGCGCTCCGACGTTCAACGCCTCGAACATCGTCGGCGGCGTCGGCGAGTACGAGTTCGTTCTCCACGTCTACGCGGAGGGCAAGCCGGGTGACCAACTCGAACTCGTGCTCCTGTGGGACAACACCCGGACGAACGGCCCCCACAGCGCGCACTACGTCGAGGTCATGACGTTCCAGGACCGCGGCGACGGCACGGGCATCATCCGGGCCAACGTCCCGTTCCAGCGGCCCGTCGCCGCGGGGTACGCGGTGTACGCGCGCCTGACCGCCGGAGCGAAGAACGACGCGAAGGCGAAGATCACGCTCCTCGACTCGGATGCGCTGTTGCACCAGTGATGTACTCAGGACTCCCCCCGCGCGAGCGCCGCGCGGTCCAGGCATCCCTCGTCGCCGGGTGGCTCGCGGCGACGGGGGCTGGCGTGACCGCGGCGCTCAACCCGACGAGCGTGACGCTCCTGGCGATGGGTCCAGTAGTCGCGGCCATCATGGGCGTGATGCTGACCGCCTCCGCGGTCGTCGCGTGCGTCGGCGTGCTCGCTCAGCGATACCGCCTGGAGTGGGTCGCGGCGTGGACGGCGGCGGCGGGGTTCGTGCCGTACTCGATCACGATTTGGTCGCTCACCATCACGGATAACTTGTCGTGGCTCACGGCATCGTTCATCTCGACGGTGAGCCTCGCGTTCTACGTGTCCCGCGCCCTCCTCTGCGCCGCTCACGCGGCGAAGTTGCGGATCGTGCACGAGGCCAGCGAGACGATTACTTCCGCGCTGGACGCGGTGCAGGGGGACGACGATGGTGCAGGTTCTCGTTAGTGCGGCTGTCGAGCCCGACCCGTCGATGCCGTGGCTCGGGCCACTCATCGCCGTCGCCACCATCGTCCTCGGCGGTGGTGGCCTCGCGGCTCTCCTCCGGGTCCGTCACGACAAGCGGATCGGCGTCGCCCAGCAGGAAACCGCTGAGGACGACGCACTCTCGAACCGCTGGCGCGCGATCATCGAGACGCAGACGAAAGTCCTGCTGGAGCCGATGGAGAAGCAGATCGGCGAGTTGAAGGGCGAGGTCGCGGGCCTGAAAGTCGAGGTCGCCGAGTCCCGCCGGAAGTATTGGGGGGCCATCGGGTACATCCGCACGCTGAGCAACTGGATCGCACGCCACCTGCCCGAGTCCATCGAGCAGGTTCCACCACCCCCCGCCGTCCTGGCGGAGGACATCTGAAAGGAATCGCATGAACGTCATCACCCTCACCCTCCAGAACGGGGTGTGGGCCGACGCGGGCGAAGTCCCCGTCGTGTCCGTCGCCTTCGACTGGCCCATCATCGTCGGCATGATCGTCTCGGTCGTACTCCCGCTCCTCGTGGGGCTCGCGACGACCCGCATCACCAAGTCCGGCGTGCGCGCCACCGTGCTCGCCCTTCTCGCCGCGGTCACGGGCCTCCTGACCGAACTCGGGAATGCGCTCACCGCCGGGGTGACCTACAACCTCGGCATGGGCCTCGTGTTCGCCCTGGCGTCCTTCCTGGTCGCCGTCGGCATGCACTTCGGCATCTACAAGCCGACCGGCGCGTCGACCGCGGCGCAGAACGCGCTCGGCGGCGACAAGGCTCTCCCGCCCGGCACCGTGTCCTAACCGGGATTCGACCCCAGCCCTCCGGTCGGCTAGACTATATGTATAAGCCAAGCCGACCGGAGGGTATTTCCATGCACACGAACACCGAGCCCCTGCCCGCAGACCTCGCGCACCCGCGGCGTGACCGCCCGAAGGGGAGCGACCTCGCGGGCATCATCGTCGGAGCCGTCACCGGCACTCTCGCCCTCGGCCTGATGATCGTCGCGCTGGTCGTCCTGTGACCGAGCATCGACTCGTCCTGAACTACGAGCGACCCCCTCTCTCGGAGAACTACCGGCAGAACCGCTACGAGCGCGCTCGCCTGGTCCGCGACCTCCGCACCGCCGCCGGATGGTGGGCTCGATCCCTCCGCATCCGCGCCGAGCGGGTCGAGGTCGGCCTGATCTGGGTCGTCGCGGATGGCCGACGGCGCGATGAGGACAACGTGGTCCCGACGCTGAAAGCCCTCTGCGACGGCCTGGTCGACGGCGGGATCGTGCCCGATGACACGCCGCAGTACATGGTCAAGCGGATGCCGGTCATCGAGCGCCGCGACGGCGAGACTCCGCACCTCGAACTGGTGCTGTCGGTGCCCGACGCTAACCTGGCTTAGGCCCGGTCTGATAGACTATACGAGTAAGCCAAACAACCAAGGAGGCACAATGCCGACCACCGAACTGACCACCCGCCAGCCCGTCCTCGTCGTCACCCGCGAAGTCGACGGCGACGACGCCTACTTCCGAGCGCGGCAGGGCGGCATCACCGCCACCGAACTCCGGGACTGGAAGCAACCGGCCAAGCGCCGCGCCATCCTCACCGAGAAGGCGACGGGTGAGCACGAGACGCGCAAGGTCCGCGCGTTCGACCACGGCAACTACCGCGAGCCGTTCATCGCCGAGTGGGCCGCGGCGACGCACGGAGTCGTTCACTCGACCGGCCTCTACGCCCACCCCGACAATCCCCGCTACCTCGCCACGGCAGACGGCCACCTCGCGGGCTTCACGCTGACCTACGAGCCCGGCCCCAACGGCGTCACCGTCGAAATCAAGACGACGACGAAAGACCTCACGCCGGGCCGTCTCGACGCCAACCGCGTCGTCGTCGAGTTCGACCCCAAGAGCCACTTCGCCAAGACGAAGTACCTCCGGCAGATCATGTGGCAGATGTTCGTGATGAACGCGGCGCGGTGCCTGTTCATCTGGGAGCCGTACACGACCGAACAGCGCGACCCGGAGAGCGGCAACTACGTCGTCACCGGCCCTCCCGAGTGGGTCATCATCGAGCGCGACCAGGCCATGATCGACGAACTCGTGGCCGAGGCGGACGCCGCGCTCGAACTGATCGACTCCGCTCGCGCGACCGGGCTCCCGCCGGTGAGCGACATCCCCGTCGATGAGGCGATCCTGCTCAACGATCTGTTCGACGCCCGCGAAGCCCTCGCCATCGCCGAGGCCAAGCGCGTCAAGGCGTGGGAAGCGCTCGGGGCGCTCTACGAGGAGCGCGGCGAAGAGTTCTCCGAGGAGCGCGGGTTCGCGCAGGTGTCCTACTCGCCCGGCAAGCCCGGCACGAAGAAGGTCGTCGACACCGAGGCGATGAAGAAGCGGGCTCCGAGCCTGGTCGCCCGCTACGAGGCCCTGGTGAAGCGGCACACGCGCGTCGAGCCGACCGAGCCCGGCAAGCCTCGCATGACGATCACGGACAAGCGGTGAGTGTCGGACCCCGACGCTAACCTGGATTAGTACCCAACCAGAAAGGCACATCATGGCTGACGCCGAACCCACGCTGTACCCGAACCTCGCGAGCGCGCTCGCGGCGTTCCACCTCCACCTCCCGACCGTCGCGAAGGGCAACACCGCGAAGGTCGAGGGCTCCCGCGGGTCGTACTCGTACGACTACGCCGACCTGAAAGACGTGTCCGCGGCGATCCTGCCCGCGCTCGCGAACGTCGGGCTCACCTGGATCACTCGACCCGACACCGCCGACGACGGCACGATCATCCTCCACTACTCGCTTGTGCACGGCGACAGCGGCGACACCATCGAGGGGTCCGTGGCCGTCGGGCGCAAGGGCGACCGCTGGCAGGACTTGGGCGGTGCGCTCACCTACGCCCGCCGCTACATGCTCGTCTCGGTCACCGGCGTCGCGCCGGGCGGCGACGACAACGACGGCGAGGGGGCGACCGCCGGGTCTGCTCCCCAGGAAGCGCCGAAGCAGTACCTCCCCACCGGTCTGTACGACCTCGCGTCCGTCAAGAGTCGGAAGGCCGCGGAGGAGATGTTCTACGTCGCCCGCGGTGCCGGTCACCTCGGTCTGTACGTGCAGACGCCGACCGGCGACGAAGTGTTCTTCGGCGACTGGCTCCGCGCCACCGGCGCGAAGTACCCGGAGGTCGAGCCCGAGGATGAGTCCCAGGCTGAGCCGGAGGAGACGACGACCGGCGATGAGGTGGACCCCGAAGCCGCAGAGCGTGCGGCCATCGCCGCGCACGAGGCTGAACTCGCGTTGAACGCCGAGGCCGACGCTGATGCGATGGCTGAACAGCACAGCGATGCGGGGGACCGGCAGTGACCGCGGAACTGCCCGAGGGCATGGACATCGACGACGTGCGCGCACACGCGATGAGCCTCGGCGTCATCGGCGCGCTGATCAACCTCACGAGCACGTACCTCACATCGGAGGACGGGACCGCGGAGGAGTCCGAGGCTGAGGACGCGCTCGACGAGTACCTGGAGCGCGTGCTCGACATGGGCGCGGAAGTCGCCGGGAAGTTGCTCCTCACGTTCGCGAGCCTGGTCGTGCAGGTGGCCGACCAGGAGTCCGTGCAGGCGTGGTTCAACGACCAGGCCAGCCGCATCGGGCCGCACCTCGCGGAGGCAGGGCTGATCCCCGAGCCGGAGGAACCCGCCGGTGAGTGACGACAGCCGTGTGCTGAACCCGGTCGACATCGAGGCAGGCATCCGTGCGGCTGTCGCCGAGGTGGCGACCGGGGTCAACGAGTACACGATCAAGTTGCGGGAGTACCGCGAGGCCGAGCGGTTGTTCGACCTCGCGTGGGCTCGCGCATACATGTCGAAGGAAGGTCCGGTCGAACAGCGCAAGCAACACGCGGTGATGGCGACCGAGCAGGAGAAGATCGCGCTGGACGTGGCGGAGGTCGCGTTCAAGTACGTCGACCGACGACTCCGGGCCGCGGAGTCCACGCTGTCGGCGTACCAGACGCTCTCGAAGTCGGTCATGGCGATGTACGGCGCGGCGGGCAGGGGCGAATACTGATGTCTCGACCCCTGATCCCCGACCTCCCGACCTGGATGGCCGATGCTATTGAGGCGCGGGCGACGGCGACCGGCATGTCATTCGAGGAGGCCCTGCTGGCGTCCATCGACGTGAAGGTCGTCGACCCGCTCGCTGAGACGCTGGGCTGGGCCGTCAACCGCGGCATCCCGGCCAAGGTGGTCGCCCGGCGGACGCACTACTCGCGCTCGACGGTGGAAGCCGCGGCGACAAGGTACAAGCGGAGGGCTCGATGACTGGCTGGTGGCACCGTACGTGCGAGCACCGCGCTCCGAAGATCGAGGCCGACGGCTTCCTGCTCCGCCCGCAGGCTCACCCGATCCTCGGCAACCTGCCTCTCGTGTGGCTGTCCTCGACTCCGAACGCGACGCGGGCGATGCTGGGCCTGACCTCGAACACGCTGGAGTGCGACCGGATGGCGCACCTGTTCAAGGTGGTCGAGGAGGACGAGAGCAAGATCGCGTGGTGGGGCGACGTGATGCGAGCGCCGGACATGACCCCGTTCCTGCCCGGCGCTCGCCGCCTCATGGCAGTCCGCGGCACCCGCCCCGGACTGTGGGGCGTCTCCGCTGATCCCATCCGTGTCGAGCGAGTCGTGTGACCGACGACCCCTCCCCGCAGACGCGCCGCCTCATACTCCTCCGGGATGTGGGGCGGTGCGTCTGGTGCGGCAGGCCGTGGGGCGATCTGCTCAACCTGCACCACCGGCTCCTCCGATCCCACGGCACCGACAACTCCCCGGCGAACCTCATCGCCGTGTGCGGCTCCGGCACGACCGGATGCCACGGCGCGATCCACGCGCACCCCGACCGCGCCCGTGAGCGCGGCCACATCGTCCCCTCGTGGGGCGACCCTCGAACCGTGCCCGTGCTGACGTGGCGGGGGCTCCTCCTCCTCGATGACGAGGGGAACGGGAGGAAGCATCTGCCCGCAGGCGAGGCCCCACGACCGCCAGGAGGCGATTTCACGGCCTGGCCGGGACTCCCGGACCTCGGACCCCGAGATAGGCCCTCAGATCGTCTCTCACGGTGGGAGCCTCCGGTGTAGGCTGACCGGAGCATAGAAGAAGCCGGGCCGATCCCTGGAAAGATCGACCCGGCTGAGAAGTCAGGTGTGTGCGCACCTGCTCCGCCCATTCTAGGGGTTAGGACGGCGCACCACCACAACATGTGGAGGCAAAGTGCACCGATCCGGCCCATAGCGGCACCTCGACTCCAGAGGTCCGCGTAGCCGTGCACAGCGATGCGATCCTCTCCCCCCACCGTGCGGTCCTCGGATCGTGCGGCATTCGGCGTGCCCGCTCGACGGGCGCATATTGCTTCGCCAGCCACCCCCGAGCCCCGCTCCGGGAGAAGTCTGCCCTCGCCGGGCAGGCCACGACGAAAGGTCACGAGATATGGCGGTACGGTTCAGGCCGAGCGATGAGCGTCAGGTGACGCTTCGATGCCCGGAGTCCGGGTGTGAGTGGTCGAAGGTGCTGTGGGCCGACGAGGCGCACGCCTCGCTCTGCGGGCACTACGGCTACTGGCATCCTCAGCGGCGGCTTCCCGAGAAGCGCGAGACGCTGGCGGCGACGAGCGCCCGGTGACGCGACTGCCGCCCTCTGGTCGCTTCGCTCCCGACGGTTGCCCTCGAAGATGTCGGTAACCCTGGTTAGCCTGTACGGCAGGAGGAGCGATGCGACACAGCGAACTTGCCCGGCTCATGTCGGAGGCGGCACGGCAGGCGACCGAGGTGTGTATGGCGAAGGGCTACACGCGGGGCGATCCGGTGACGGTGAAGTCGGCGCGCAAGGCGGCGGAGGAGGTCTACCGGCGGGAGTGCCCGGAGGACTGGGCTCCGAAGCCTGCCGAGCCGGTGGAGCACCTGCCGGTGGAGGACTCGTGGCAGGACCGGGCCGATGTCGGAGGATGATGCTAACCGGCATTAGACACGAGGCAGAGGGGTCGGTTAGGCTCTAGGTATAAGCCATATAGGAGAGGAGGTGATCGACATGGCGAAGAAGCACGAGCCCTACGAGGTGCTGACTGTGCGCACCGGCTACACGAACCGCAAGGTCGCGAAGTTGGTCAAGAAGGGCTGGGAGGTCGTCGCACAGCGCGGCGGTGTCCTCGGCTCCGCTGGCGAGGTCACCCTCCGCCGCCCCAACCCGAAGTACCGTCCTAACTCGGATTAGACAACAAGTCCGAGGGTGGGCTAAGCTATAGGTGTAAGCCAAACCAACCGACCGAAAGGCAGGACACCATGTCCGCAGAAACGCTCCAGTGGCTCAACGAGAACTCGCTCATCGGCTTCACCGCCGAGCGCGGCAAGGCATGGCACCACCTGGAGGGCTACGACAACCACTTCGAGGGCGCGATCCCCGTGGAGCGCATGCTCGACCTGATGTCCTACCCGCTCGCGGAGGGCACCCCGACCGTGACCGTGCTCAGCGAGGACGGCGTGACGCAGTTCGAGGCGAAGGGCCACAAGGGCATCGTCCGACTCGACACCGGCGAGGTGTTCAAGTTCTTCAAGGAGGGCTACCAGATTCACCAGCCCCGCGAGTGGCTTGTGCAGAACCTCGACACGCTGACGCACGGCGGTCTGCAACTCGCCGCCGGGCTCCTGCTCCGCGGCGGCGCGGTCGCATCGGTGCAGGCCGAACTCGAAGGCACGCGCGAGGCCGCGGAGGGCGTGAAGCACCGTCCCTACATCACCGCCGCGACGAGCATGGACGGGTCGATGGCGACCACCTACCTCGTCGGCACGCGGCTCTGGGTGTGCGACAACACGCTCACCTACGCGCTCGCCGAGTCCGACGCGCTCCGGCACAAGGTCCGGCACTCCTCGCACTCCCTCCGCCGCATGGGTGAGGTCCGCGAGAACCTGGGCCTCGTCGTCGAGGAGGTCGGCGGCACCATCGACGCGGAAATCGCTCGCCTCACCTCGCAGTACGTGAGCGACCAGCAGTGGAGCGACTTCCTGGAGGCGTACACGCTGATCAACCGCGACAAGCCCGGCAAGGCCCTGACGAACGCCGAGAACAAGATCAAGGCGCTCAACACCATGTGGAATCACGACGAGCGCGTGGCCCCGTGGCGGAACAGCGCTTGGGGCGTCCTCTCCGCCGTGAACACCGCCGAGCACCACGTGTTCGGGACGGACTCGAACCGCGAGACGCGGAACGGCCTGCGCACCGTGCAGGGCAAGTGGGACGAAATCGACCGTAAGACGCTCCGCGTCCTCGCGAGCGTCTGATGAGACGGCATCCGGGCGGGCGACCCCCCCTGCCCGCCCGGATGCTCTGGGGAACGCCGTTGGGGAACGGCAAGGCCGCTGGGGAGCGGCTGGGGGTAGCGGCCCGGACTGGGGTTTCCGGGCCGCACTCCCACCATCGTACATCCAACCGAATCGCAGTTAGGACATCATGAGCGACAGCACGTACGCCGACGGGTCGTTCGGCCACAACAGCGCCAGCGCCTCGAACGACCTCGAAGGTGACCGGCACAAGGCATTCGCCGACCAGCAGGCCCTCGTCCTCTCGATGGCCGAGCGCGCCGGTGCCCACGGCATCACCGGCCACGACGTGCAGGTGGAGACGGGCTGGGGGGACTCCTCGAAGTCCCGAGCGCTCTCGAACCTCCTCCGGGACGGAAAGGTGATCCGGCTCGCAGAGAAGCGCAACCGGGGCCACATCCACGTCCTCCCCGAGCACGTCGGCGACCGACCCACCGAGCCCTACGTCAGCATCGCCGAGAAGCACTACGCACGCGGCTACGCCGACGCCTCGCACGACGGCATCGGCATCGGACTCGACCGAGCGTTCACCGTCGTCGACAACTCCGACAGCATCGGCGACGCGCTGATCGCACTCCGTCGCCTCATCGAGAGCCACGGCGCATGAACGCTCAGCACGTGGACGTGCGGAACCCGATGGCGGCGGATGTCCTGGAGACGTTCGCCGCTGAGTGGGCCGAGCGAGCCCGGAAGGCTCAGGAAGCCATCGACGCGCTCACCTCCGGCGCGCGGAAGTCCCGCGCTCCTCGTGTCGAGCGTCGCCGGATCGGGAAAGCCGACCGCTACGTGCTCGTCCGCCGCGACGGCGACGAGGCGCGGCTCCTGTACGGGCCGGACGCGAAGGAAGTCACCGTCAACTTCACAGCCGCCGAGTGGGACATGATCACCAAGGTCGTGTTCCTCCAGCACGGGCTCACGCCCATCACCCCGCCCCCGACCGGGGGCACCGACCAGGAAGGTACGGCATGACCGACCAGAACCTCACGCTCCTCGCGATGATCGCAGATCGCTCCGGGAGCATGACGAGCATCGCCCGCGACATGAACGGCGGGATCGCCACGCTCCTCGCCGAGCAGGGACGCCAGCCCGGCGCTCTCGCCGTCGACATCTGGACGTTCGACGACCACGTGGAGCACCTGTACGACTGGGTGCGACCCGACGACGTGAAGGTCGACATCATCGCCCCCCGTGGACGCACAGCCCTCAATGACGCCGTGGGCACCGCCATCGTCAGTATCGGCGAACGCCTCGCGGCGATGGACGAGGACGACCGGCCCCACAAGGTCATCGTCTGCGTCGTCACCGACGGCGCGGAGAACGCGAGCACCGAGTACACCCTCGACCGGGTGCAGGAACTCGTCAAGACGCAGACCGAGCAGTACGGCTGGGAGTTCATCTACCTCGCCGCCAACGTCGATGCGTTCGCCACCGGCGCGGGCTACGGCTTCGCGAAGGGCTCCACGATGTCGTACGGCGCGACCTCGGCAGGCGCGGCATCCAGCCTCGCCGCGGCATCCGCGGGCATCACCCGTTCGCGACTCGGCCAGGCCGCGGACTTCACCGACGCAGAGCGTCAGAATGCAGGAGGAGAGCAGTGAGAATCAGCATCAAGACCAGCCAGGGCGGCGGCATGTTCGGCGGGGGCCCGTCGTCCGAGGTGAGCATCGAGGGGCAGGACTACGAGGTGCCGCAGGCGGTCACCGCGACCCAGTTCATCCTCGCGCAGTCGGGCATCGGCGAGTTCCCGTCGGTGCCGGATGACGAGACGACCGTGAAGGAGCCCGACGAGGACTCCCCCGAGGACGGCTACACCGAGTCCGACGACGCGCCCGCCGCGGGCTGGGGTGAGCCCGGCCACGGGAGCAACGCTGGCGATGCCGTCGTGCTCGTCTGGCCGGACGGAACCTCGCGGGCGTTCGTCGACAACGGGGCGGCGTGGGTGTCGCCCTCCGTCATCGGCAAGTTCGATGAGCCCCTGACGGTTGAGTACAGCGACTCGGAAGTCACCGTCGTCGTCGTGTCTCGCCAGCCCGATCCCGGAGTCCCGTACCCCGGCTTCACCGGCAACCAGGAGTAAGCCGTGACCATCGCAGAACTGCTCAACCTGATCCACAGCGCCATCGCCGCCGGGACGATCACCGAGGAGGATGCCGTCAAGGTGCGCGACCTCAACGTGAGCCCCGAAGCGATGAGCGCCGGGTCGAACGGCTGGACCGAGCCGAGCAACGTGCTCGTCATCGGCTCGAACGACAGCGGCATGGACGCCGGGGTCTACCTCGAACTGGAGGAGGACTACTGATGGCGGGCGAGACGGTCATCACCGTCGTCGGCAACCTGACGGCGGACCCCGAACTGCGCTACACGCAGAACGGGCTCCCGGTCGCGAACTTCACCATCGCGAGCACGCCGCGCAACTTCGACCGGCAGGCGAACGAGTGGAAGGACGGCGACGCCCTGTTCCTCCGCGCGAGCGTGTGGCGAGAGTTCGCCGAGCACGTCGCCGGGTCGCTGACGAAGGGCATGCGCGTCATCGCGCAGGGTCGCCTCCGCCAGCGCTCGTACCAGGACCGCGAGGGCAACCAGCGGACGGCCATCGAACTCGAAGTCGACGAGATTGGTCCGTCCCTCCGCTACGCGACCGCGCAGGTGACTCGCGCGGCGTCCGGCGGTGGACAGTCGGGATCGCGCGGTACGCCCCAGAGTGGGTACAACGCGCCCTCGGAGGAGCCGTGGTCGACGCCCGGCTCCAGCACGGACGCATGGTCGACGCCGGGATCGTTCGGCGACGACACGCCGTTCTGACGCCCCTAACTGGGGTACGATGAGTGCGATGACGGTGCCTGGCTCTGCCAGGGCGGGATGCCCCCGCGGTTGGCCGTGATCGCGGGCCGGGAGCATTGGCTTACAACTTCGCTCCCGGCCCATTCTCGTCTCTCGACCCGAACCGGGATTAGACATCACCCCCGGCAGTCGACTAGACTATAGGTGTAAGCACAACCGGAAAGGCATCCCCGCATGAGCGACATCGCACCCTGGTACTGGGCACTCATAGTGCTCGGCACCCTCACCCTCCTCCGGCTCCGCGCCATCGCAATCACACGAAAGGCTCCCCGTGACGAAGCAGACTGACCCCCTCGAACTGATCGGCCTCGCGGACATCGCGACGATCCTCGGACTCAGCCCGGCATCCGTGCGGACCTACCACACCGACGCGACCCGCCGCCGCCGCAACGGCGAAGCACGGGACCAGGACATGCCCGCGCCGGACACCGTGATCGGGCGTACCCCCGCCTGGAAGCGCGAGAGCATCGACGCCTGGAACGCTGAGCGCCAGGCCGCGGCCCAGCGAAACCTCGACCGCCTCCGCCAGCCGCGAGGGCCACGCACACCGGAGCCCGTCGCATGAGCGGGTCGAACGGGCTCCACCCCGTCGTCAATCTCAAAGAGCGGCAGAGATGCCCAGCCCACCCGACGAAGCGTCGATACAGCGACGGAGCGGAAGCGGGCAGAGCCGCACAGGCACGCTCGAAAGAGGCGAAACTCACCATCGTCCCGTACATGTGCGAAGCGTGCGGTTACTACCACCTGACGAAGCAGTCCGGCGGCGATTCGACCGTATTGCCGGACGGCAAGTTCACCATCGGCGAGTTCCAAGCGCTCGCGCCCAATCACCCCGTATTCCGGGCCAATCCTGCCGAGGAGCCGCCCATTGTGCCCGGCGACCACGCGACGCGCGTGAAGTTCGCGAGGGAGTTCCTGGAGACGAACCCCGAGCCCACCAGCGAGCAGTTGTGCCAGGCCATCGGCGGGTGCACGAAAGACACGCTCCGCCGGGTGATGAAGGAACTCGGCTATCGCAACACCCGCGGTCGATTCGCGCGCTGGGTGAAGGACGACCGCGAGGAAGCGCCGGAGATGCCTCAGCATGAGGCTTTCAACTCTGGCCCCGTGCCGAAGTGGACCGCGGATCGCCCCCAGCCGGAGCCCGATGTTCCATGTGAAACATCGCTCGATGTCGACTACGACAACGACGCCCCCGAGACGCCGCAGACCGTGTGGCACGGCGGGCGCGAGGTGCCCTGGCGAGAGGCCCGGCTCATCGAGAACGTCGAGCGTCTGCGCCATGTCCCTCTCGGCGACCTGATCGACACGTACGCCGCCGCGGGCTTCCGCCTCGTCCTCTCGCTGGAGGACGCCCATGCCTGAGCCCGTGCCCACCGCCTCCGACCTCGTGCGCATGGGGCCGGAGTACGCGGAGGCCGCGGGCTGGGTGAAGAAGAACAAGTCGTCCGCCGCCGAGCCGACGGGCATCCGTATCCACCCGAAGGGCCACGCGCTCCTCGGGGACATCATGCGGCGCAACGCCGCGGAGGCAGTCGCCAACGGTGAGGGCGACTGGTATCCAGAGCCACCTCACCGACGACCGAAGGGCACACCATGACCGACCTCAACCTGGGCGAGATGATCGGCCCACACGCGAAGCACCTCAGCGCCGCGGACCAGAAAGCCGCCCGCGCCGCGATGGGCATTCCCGACGAAGCGACCATCGTCCCGATGGACATGACCAACGCGCCGCTCCTCGTCACGGCACTCCTCGACGAGGGGACCGACACGTTGCAGATCATGGCGCGCTCCACGATGTCGAAGCGCAACGCCGCCGCGATCCTCCGCCAAGTCGCGGACTCGTGGGAGTCGGAAGCCGACGCCGCTGGCGAGCCTCCGCGTGACTGAGCGCGAAGTCTGCGGTGAGCCGTTCGCAATCGGGGTGTGCGACCGCCCGCCTCACGACGACGACGAGCACACCGCCACGTTCACCCCGTCCGCGCCGATGGCTTTGATCCTCGAAGCCGCCGCGCGCGCCGAGCACCGAGCGAACCGGTGGCGCTGGTTCTTCACCCTCGCCACCGTCGCGCAAGTCGCCCTGTTCCTCTACCGCCTGATCGAAGGAGTACCCCAGTGACCATCCACAACATGCCCAACCGCGGCCCGGCGTCGGACGCCACCGCGGGAGAGCCCGTGACGAACGGCCAAGTGCTCCGCATCGTCGCGTTCATCCTCGTCGTCATGCCGAGCGCCATCTCCGCCAACGTGCTCATCTGGGCCGTGGCTCTGTGGATCGCGAGGCAGGCATGAGTGCGCTCCGCGACCTGATCAAGGCCGGGATCGAGGAGGCGGACGCCGCGTGGACCGCGGACACAACGCCGACCACGTTTGACGGCTGGATCACTCTCCTCGCCGAGGGCGTCGAGCGGAAACTCGTCGAACAGCAGGGCGGCGAGGGTCACCTCGTGCGCGTTCGAGCCCGCGGCTGGGTGATGCAACACCCGCTCACCGAGAGGTTTGAGGAGCCCGGCCACGGCACCTCGCTCATGGACTGCCGGTTCAACCAACTCGTCGCCACCGCCATGTCGCAGGGCGCGATGTACGACGGCGTGCACCGGGTCTGGATCGACCGCGGCGTGCTCATGTGGGATGAGGTCGGCGATGGAGCGCAGTGACGCGACGTTCGGGCTCCGTGTCGCCGCCGCCGACCGGCTGGAGCGGCACATCGACCACGGGCGCACCCGCCCGACCCCCGAGGGGAAGATGTGGAACCCCGGCGGCACGTGGAAGGGCTGGGTGTACCGCGCCCAGCGCTGGAGCGTCATGAACAAGCCGAAGCCTGTCGAGGGCATCCTCATCGGCATCCGCTACGTCCACGAGGGCGGCTGGCGGGTGAACCTCGGGGAGGGCGAGGGGTGGGGCTGGCAACCCGAGGGCGAGAAGCGCGTCATGGCTCTCGTCGCGACCGACCTCCAGCACGACCCCGTGCGGGTGTGGCTCGACGACCTCGTGCTGGCCGGGACCAGTGATGCGGCCCGCGTCTCGAAGGCGCTCGGCTACCTGGAGTCCGAGGCTTACTACGACGCGAAGCCGCATAAGGCTCACCGTGACCTGGAGGCCGTGAGGCGCGTTCTCACCTCCTAACCCCGATTAGACACGGGGGCACGGAGTCGACTAGACTATAGGTGTAAGCACAACCGAAAGGCAGTCCGATGAACCGTGCCCCCGACCTCCCCATGCCGGAGGATGTCGCTCGCCTCATGACGAGCATCGACTTCCCTCTCGACCGCGTGGCCCACAACTGCCACGCCGTCAGCCACGCCATCGTCGCCAGTCGCATCTACCCCGGAGCGCGCGTCGCCCGAGGCTCGGCGCTCGGCGTCATCGGACAGCACTCCTGGGTCGTCGCCGACGGCGGACCCTACGACATGGACGCGCACGTGATCGACGCGACGCTCTGGTCGTACGACGAGACGGTGCCCCGAGTCTGGCAGGGCACCTACCGCGACGGCGTGCACCGGCCCCACGGCTGGGGCCACTTCATGCAGGCCGACAAGCCGCACCACCACGGCGGCGACACGATCACGCTCACCCCGACGGTCCCGCTGAGCATCGAGGCGAAGATGTTCCTGCACATGATCGGCCCCCTCGACAACCGTGGCTGGATGCAGATGGCGCACCTGCCCGTGCAGGGATGGCCCGCCCGCGAGGTGATCGAGGCGATGCTCGACACCCCGAGCCTCGCCGTATTCGTCCCGGTCGACATCGCCGGGATGCTGACCGACCGCAACCCTGGAGGGCTGTACCTGTGAAGCGATGGCTGGCCGAACGTCGCCGTCAGCGGGCGATGCTCCGCGCTCACCGCGATCCTGTCGAGCCGAGCATGTTCCGGCTCGTGGTCCTCGACGACAACCCCTACCCGACGTTCAGCGGCTACCGGGCCTGGTGCTCGGGAACCCCGTTCTGGACCGACGGCACCTGCCGATGCACGCACACCGACAAGGCCCCGGCCTGATGGGCGACACGTTCCGGGACGGCAAGGTCCACGTCCTCAGCGAGAAGTGCGGGCAGTGCGCGTTCACGCCCCAGCGGATCGTGCCGGGCTCGCGCGTCGCCGACATCGTGCGCGAGACGAAGGATGTCGAGGGCGCGCACTTCATCTGCCACGAGACGACCATCGCGGGCGACGGCGACGCGATCTGCGCCGGATGGTACGACCGCTTCTCAGAGTCCGACCCGCTCCTGGTCATGGCGGATCGCATGGGCATCATCGACCGAACAACCGAACCGAAGGGCAGTTAGGACATGGCGCGAGTCAAGAGAGTCGACAACAGCAGGAAGCCGCACGTCTGCGGACGCGGAGGCCACGAGATTCCCAAGGGCGACTCGTACCTCACCGCGAGCCCCGGCTACCGCGGTCGCCCGAAGTACCGGTGCCTCAACCACCCGTTCCGCCCGAGCGAACTCACCACCTCCGCGGCGTCCGAGCCGATGGCCGCAGTCGAGTCGTTCGAGGACGCGGCGAGCGCCGGGTTCGACACGCACGAGGACTTGGAGTCGGCGTGGGACGAACTGCGCTCCGCCGTCGAGGAGTACCAGCAGATGCGCGAGGCCGCGCTCGAAGCGTGGGAGCATGGCAACTCGCAACTGGAGGAGTACGTCGAGACGGCGAACGCCGCGATGGAGGAGGTCGACGGCCACACCATCGAGTCGTTCGACACCGAGGAGCCGAGCGTCGACGACGAGGAGGAGTGGGAGGAGTGGGAGCAGTCCCGCATCGACCACCTCTCCGAGCAGACCGACGAGGCCGTGTCCGTCGCCGGATCGCTGGAGTTCTGATGGGGTATGTCGTGACCGACCAGCGCCCCAGCCGCCCCGAGCCTCGGCGGATCGACTACGAGCGGATGAACCGCGAGTGGCCCAAGCAGAAGCGCGCGCTTGCCCGCGCCGTCAAGAGCGGCGACGCGACGAAGGTCGCCGCCGTGTGCATCGACGCCGTGCGTGTGTGGGACGAGGTGGGGGCCTGGCCCGACGACTGGTCGGCCTTCCAGCGCGGGCTCGATGACGTTCTCCCCTGGAACCAGCAGGCAGACCTAGCCGACGTGGCCTACGGTCGCGTCAAGATCGAGGAGCAGTCATGACCGATCAGAGCAAGCCCGACCTCCGGGATCGACTCGAAGCCATCGTCGCGGACATCACGCTCGGCATGAACTGTCGCGTGCGGATCGGCGAGAGCAAGGACCGCGGCGGCGCGCTGTTCGTGCAGATCGTGTGCTGGCGGCAGGACGTGATCACGAAGGAGATGGGGCTCGGCTACGGCGGCAAGGCGTACCCGTCCGAGCACGCGAGCGACAGCGAAATCATCCAGTCGATCTTCGGCCTGTACAAGGGCTACTGGGAGCACGAAGCGCGCGAGACGTTCGAGTGGCGTGGTCGCCGCCCGTTCGGCCCGCACATCTCGACCGAGGCCCTGTGGAGCGTGGCCCGTCAGGTGGACGTGCGCTCGGCGCGACACGTCGGGGATCGGTCATGAGCAACCGGCCCGACGACCTGTGCACCTGCGGTCACTACCCAGTGCCCCACAATCCTCTCTGGCACGGGACCGCACCGACTCCCAGTCCGAGGTAGTCCTAACCCGGATTAGACATCGGCGGGGATCAACGCTAGACTATAGGTGTAAGCCAAACAAGTACCGAAGGGCACACCTATGGACGTGACGGCGCTGATCCCCGCCCACAATGAGCGGGACGGCATCGAGGCCGCGATCACCGGCCTCCGCACGCAGACCCGCCCGCCTGACCGCATCATCGTCATCGCGGACAACTGCACCGACGAGACTGCCGACCTCGCGCGATCCGCGGGGGTCGAGGTCATCGAAACCGTCGGCAACCGTGACAAGAAGGCCGGAGCGCTGAACTACGCGCTCACCCTCCTGCTCCCCGGACTCGACGACGACGACGTGGTGCTCGTGCAGGACGCGGACTCCGCACTCGATCAGCCGTTCATCGCCGCGGCCCTCACCAAGATCGAAGCAGGCTACGGCGCAGTCGGGGGCGTGTTCCGAGGAGACGACCGCCCCGGCTTCGTCGCCCACCTCCAGCGCAACGAGTACGCGCGCTACGCGAGGGACGTGGCCCGCCTCTCCGGGCGATGCCTCGTCGTCACCGGCACCGCCGCCTTGTTCCGAGCCCGCGTCCTCCGCGAGGTCAGCGCCGCCCGGATCGCTGGGACGATCCCAGCCGGTGACGGAGACGGCGGCGTGTACGACACGACGGTCCTCACCGAGGACAACGAACTGTCCTTCGCGATCATGCACCTCGGCTACCGCATCCTCTCCCCGAAGGAGTGCACGCTCGTCACCGAGACGATGCCGACGTGGGGTGACCTGTGGAAGCAACGCCTCCGCTGGAAGCGCGGAGCCGTCGAGAACTGCGTGCAGTACGGGCTCACCCGCATCACGTGGCGGTACTGGGGACGCCAGGCCCTCACCGCCGCCGGAGTCCTCGTCACGTTCATCTACCTGGCGACCCTGGTCTGGGCCATCTCGACGGGCGGCTTCTCGCTCAACCCGTTCTGGGCCTCGATCACCCTGATCTTCGTTCTCGAACGGGTCGTAACCGTTCGATACCGCGGCTGGAAGTACATGCTCCCCGCCGCACTCATGTACGAACTCGTGCTCGACCTGTTCTTGCAGGTCTGCCACGCCCGAGCGTACTTCGATGCCCTGACGCGCCGCGTCCGGGCCTGGTGAAAGGAAAACCCAATGTACAACGACGCAACCTCCGCGACGGCGCTCGCCGCGACCGGTGGCGGGCTCCTCGCCGGAGCGAACGGCATCTGGTGGCTCCTCGCCGCCTTCGCCCTGATCGCGACCGGCTCGGCCCTCGCGCGGATCGTCCCCCGCAAGCAGGACTGACCTGTGCGCGCGCCCAGGACGACCCGAGCGACCTCGGTGCGACGGCTCCAGATGACCCTCGTCGTAGGGCTCTGCATCGCCGCTCCCGTGATCGCCGGGTCGTTCCTGGCGTGGGTGGTCACGCTCCCTAACCTCGGATAAGGTAGAGGCATGACCATCACCACGCCACCAGTCCCCGAGCCCGTGCTGGAGGTAGGCCGGGCTTTCGAGAAGCGCCGCCAGATCGCACAACGCCTCGCCGACCAGGACCGCTACATCGGCTCCGCCGTCCGCACCGCCCGAGCCAAGGGCCACTCGTGGGCGGAGATGGCCCGAGCGGCCAAGGTCAGCGACGTGGCGATACTCAAGGCCGCGCGCCGCCCGGAGAAGGCGGCATGAGCCCGGCGCGGAAGTCCAAGCCGGAGGTTCCCGCGCCCTCGATCCGCATGGTCAAGGTCGCGGACCTCCGGCCCGACCCCGACAACCCCCGCGTGAACAGCGGGGCCGTCGCGTACGTCGTCGAGTCGATCCGCCAGTTCGGGTTCCAGGTGCCCATCGTCATCGGCACCGACAACCTCATCCGCGCCGGTCACACGCGCTACCGCGCCGCCGTCCAACTCGGCCTGACCGAAGTGCCCTGCATCGACGCGAGCCACCTCACCGACGAGCAACAGCGCGCGTTCGCCATCGCGGAGAACCGCACCAGCGACTTCGCGTTCTTCGACCTCCCCAAGTTGGGCGAGTTGGTCATGGACATCCCCGCCGACCTCCTCGCGGGCTTCGACATCGACGCGCTGATCGTCCCGCAGGACGAGGAGGACAAGGCCGACGGCAAGTCCGGCACCCCCGAGAAGCGGCCCGGCCTCGACCTCGCCCCGTTCGAGCGCTACCAGTACGTGATGATCCTGTGCCGCACCGAGTTCGACTACACGAACCTCCTCACCCGCCTCGGCCTAGAGAACACGCAAAAGCGCTACGTGGACGGCGCGCTGAAACAGGGTGCCTCCTACGGTCGGGTGATCGAGTACGCCGACTTCCTGGACAAGGTGGACCCACAGTGAAGGTCGACCTCGCGGCGTTCTGCCGCGATCACGATGTCGCGGTCGTCGTCGTGTCTCGGGACCGCGCGGCCACCCTGGCGAAGTTCACCGACACGCTCCTCGACGGGTACACGCTGTTCTACAGCGGCGAAGGGTACGACGACTACGACTACCGAGCAGTGGAGCGATTCGAGGTTCCACGGGGCCTCCAGGGCCTCAGTGTCGTGCGGAACTATGTCCTCGACACCCTCCCCCAGCGAACAGTCGTGTTCTTCGACGACGACGTGAACGCCGTCTACTGGGTCGCGGGCCGACGCTCCGTCCGGCTCGACATCGAGCGGATCAAGTTGGCGATCCTCGACATGGTGGTGCACGCCCACGACCAGGGCTCCATCGCGTTCGGCATGAGCCCCCTCGACCTCCGCAAGTCGAGCCCCCTGGTGCCGTTCCGGCTCCGCGGCGTGTTCGGGACCGTGCTCGGCGTCGTCGGGCGCGATCTGCGCTTCGACGAGCGCAACGTCCTCAAAACCGACTACGACTTCTGCCTGTCCTCGATGGTCGAGGCCCGCATCGTCCACATGGACATGCGGTACTTCGCCTCCAGCGCGAAGGACGAGTTGGCGGGCGGCAACATGGAGTTCCGAACTCAGGTTCGGCGTCAGCGGGAAATCGACAACCTCATCCGCTGGTGGGGGTCCGACGTGATCATCCCGAAGAACAACAAGGGCAACGAGAAGTTGACGGTGAAGGTGCCATGAGAGTCCTCCAGATCGGGTACGGCGTCATCGGACGCGAGGTGTTCACCGACTACGCCCCGGCGCTCGCCGAGCACGGGCATCACTACATGGTCCGCGACCTCGTGCACACTGTCGAGGGCTACGAGTGGGACGGCCAGCCGGTCGACCTCGCCGTGATCCTCGTGAACACGCCCGCCGACGACAAGGGCGGCTTCGACTACTCGGACCTCCTGACCGCGGTTAGGAACTACCTGCCGGTCGCCCAGTTCGTGCTCATCCGCTCCACGGTCGGACTCGACTTCCTGGAGACGGCGCTGTACCGGGCTCACGCACGCCGCATCGGCTTCGCGCCGGAGTTCTACGGTGCGACGAAGTGGTCCCGCCGCGGTCTGCTCGACATGGGCTTCTCGATCTTCACCGACAACACGCCCGGCTGGTTCCAAGAGGCCGTCGAGCCCGGCTGGCCGTTCGGAGCATCCATCGGCGGGGCGGGCGAGGTGATCCTCGCGAAACTCGCGGAGAACGCCTACCTGGCGACCAAGGTGACGTTCTTCCACGAACTCCAGATGGCCGCGAATCAACTCGGCCTGGACGCCGAGCGCGTGCGAGCCATCGTCACCCGCGACCCGAGGATCGGCGACGCGCACTCCTACATGGAGGAGCCCGGCTGGCAGTCCCATTGCTTCGACAAGGACGTGCCGGTGTACGCCAACACCGTCGATTCCGGGATCGTGCGGGCGGCTGTCTACGTGAACAAAGCGAACCTGCTTCCGGCGAGGAAGTCCCCGGTCCCGCCCGAAAACTGATAAGCTATAGGTGTAAGCCAAACCACAACCGAGAGGCACACACCACATGGGCTACCAGCAGCGCACGAAGTCCGGCATGGACTTCTACGAGGTCGCATCCCTCCTCCAGAAGTCGCTCCGACGGGGCGACTCGACTCTGGCGGCGAGAGCGGCCAATGAGTTGTTCCCCCAGTTCGCGAACTACACGTGGAACCGCCTCATGACCGTCAGCGCCGAGGACTGCGCGGGCGTGATCACGCACGAGGTCGTCGCTCTGTACGACGCCTGGTCGAAGGTCAACGAAGGCAAGGGCGTGAAGGACAAGGGCCGCATCTTCATCGCGAAGGCCATCGTGCTCCTCGCGACCGCGAAGCACTCGCGCGACGCCGACGCGCTCAACATCCTCGTCAGCGACCGACTCCCCGACGATCACTTCATGGCCGAGGTGCAGGAGGCGGAGGCGATCATCGGCATCCCCGCCGAGCAGTTCGAGATTCCCCGCTGGGTGTACGACGTGCACACCCGCCGCGGCAAGCAGATGGGGATGACCAAGGCCGACTTCCTCCGCGACGAGGAGGCGGCGCTGACGAACTCGACGAGCATGTACGCGAACCTCGACCGGATGATCGCGAGCCCCACGTTCGTCGAGCCCGAGTTCGCACCGGCACCGGGGATGTTCGATGTCTGAGCCGAGCGACATCAGCCTGACCGAGGCGGCGACCGGCGGCGTCGGCATCTGGGCGTACACGATCTACGACCACCCGGCGGACTACCCCGACCAGTTCGTCATCCGGGCCTGGTTCGTCGAGAACGGTGCGGTGACGGCCTACGAGCCGGTCGCCCTGGCGGACACTCTGGAGGACGCGCGAGCGCTCATCCCGCAGGGCCGGGAGCGCGTGCCCCGCACTCAGGCCGACGACCCGGTGATCGTGGAGTCGTGGGTATGAGTGCCGCGATCGTTCTCGCCATCGCCGACGAGGTGGCGAAGCACGTAGACCTGATCCTGTTCGAGGACCGTCCCGCGCCGATGGGCTCGTACCGTCGCGACACCGGCGGGCTCCGGTGCTCGTGCGGGGAGTGGTCTGCGCCCGCCGGTCCCCCGCCGCAGATGTTCCGACCTCGCGCCGAGTTCGACCTCCACCGCGCTCGCGCCATCCAGCGCGCCCTCCAGACCGAGAGCGTGATCGAGACGTTGAACGCCGTCAACGAGCGGGTCATCGTTCCGCGGGTCGGCACCTCGTACATGCGGCAGATGGACCGCGACATCCTCGTGCTCCGCCAGGTCGCGAGCACGCTGATCGACCTGATCGGAGACGACACCGATGCCTGACCCCCGAGACGCCGAGGCCGTCGAGATGCAGAGGCTCCACGATGCCGAGGTCGCCCGCATCGAGCAGTCGAACGACATCTCCGGCATCATCATGAACGCGACGAAGAACTGGGTCATGCTCGATGACCGGTTCGCCATCGCCGACGAACTCTGGCGGCTCGGCTACCGGCTCACCCGTGTCGAGCACATGCACTTCGCGCCCCTTGACGCCGCCCCCGGCATCACCGTCGTCACCGGAGGGCTCCAGGCCATCGAGCCGACCCCCGCCGCCACGCACCGGCGACGAGTGTACGAGGGACCGTGGGAGCCGATGCCCGACGGTGAGACAGCCCCAGCCGACGGCGTGACCTACAGCCAGGACGGACAGCCGTGAGCGCCGACAGCGTGGACTGGAAGGAAGTCGCCGTCATCTTCGCTTTCCGGCTCTGGGAGATACCAGCGCTCATGGAGTCGATGGGTCACACCACCGCAGGCGCGTTCCTCGACTACTGGGACGCGCCACCCGATCATGTCGACCCGTCATGGACCGAGGAGGAGCGCGTAGCACTTGGCCTGGCTAGAGACTTTGCGGCGTTCTTCGCAGACCGCCAAGACCCTGCCGGTCAATCAGCCCTGCTCAACCTCTCCCACATGATGCGGATGCTCAGCATCGACCCTCGTCCAGCACCTAACCGCGGGTAGACTCAGACGACCAGACGCCTATCCCTGGGAGGAGCCCC